TGATATCACTATGAAAGAAACTAAAGAACAATTATTAATTAGGAGAGTATTTAAACTTATATCTAACCATCATTTCGGTGATCATAAAATGTCTCCATCATATATCAATCATATACGTTTTGATAGACAATTGGGAGATGATATAAGTAATTATATACAATCAAAAAATCCTGAGTATTATAATAAGAAAAGGAAGGAATATGAAAGAAATTAAATATATATGTGATAATTGTAAAGAACCAATAAAAAATGGTGGTATGATAAATGGTTATATCAATTTTAATGATGCTGGATTTAATCATCCACCTAAATTAATATACGTTTCACCTGATAATATGAGTAAAGATTTATGTGAAAAATGTATGTTAACTGAAATTGAAAGATATGTTAAGATAAAAATGGAGAGATTATAGTGGAAAAGAAACTAATATCATTTACAGATGAGCAGTTAGAGAAAATTAAAGAGCATTCTGATAAATATAAAAAGACATTTACAGAATCAGTAAGGATATTGATTGACATAGGATTAAGAGAAGCATTTGATGAATCAGATATTCCAGATGAAGTATCTGAACGTCTTAAAGCATTAGAAGAATCAGTTGAGAAGTTATCATGGTGGACTTCTGACGATAATACATCCAGATTGGGTAATTTAGAATTTCAAGTTGGTGAAATGCAAAAATCAATAAATGTCTTGACAGCAGCAATGAAATTGTTTAAGAAACATGTAAAAGATAGAAGTATTCACTTACAGGATTAAATATGACCGAAAGAATTGTATCACGTTTAATACTCAAAGAAAATGATGTGTTGGTATTATATCTACCAACAGATTATTTTAGACATAGAGAAATCATAACATCTATCTATAGACAGATCAAAGAAAGATTGATTGAAGCAGGTAAAAAAAATAAAATACTCATAGTGCCTAGTGATGTTCAATTGGGTGTAATAGGAGAAAAAGAAGTAAAAGAACATATATCCAATATGGATTTGTGGTATTTATGGGATGATGAAGGAGAGAATCATGATTGAGATATACCAAGACAAGATCGATCAGTGGAGATTCAGAATCAAAGCAGCAAACCATAAGATATTAGCACATTCGGAAGGATACAATCAAAAAGAATCATGTATCAATGGTATTAGATCATTGCTTGAAAATGTTTGTGTTGATAAAATAACAAGAGAACTTATCATAAAATCTATTAAAGAGAGAAAGGAGAGAATTGACAATGTTTGACGATATTTTGGGACCAAGACAAGAAAAGATAAGATATCATGGTGAAAAGAGAAAAGTAGACCCTATGGACAATCAGAAACCAATACCACCTTCAATTGGTGGTGTAAAAGGTAGACCAGTACCAATATCAACAGGAACACCATTAAACAGTAATAGAGCTAAAAAACAAACTGATCCTTGGGAAGAAGATATTGAACTTGAAGAAGAATGTGAAGAAGAATGTGAAGAAGAATGTTGTGAGGATTGCTCTGGTGATCCAATCGGTTGTTTTGATGAATGTAAAGATGATGAATGGTCAGTCTAAAAGAAAGGAGAATGAATGCAATTACCTGAAAGATGTCCTGAATGTGGTGGTAAATTAGAATATATATCCGATGTCCATTTAATTGCTAATACCGATCCACAAGAAACTGGTATAGAAGGAAATTGTTTCAGGTGTGGTGCTATGGTATATTCTCAATTTAAAATGTATCAATCAGAAGTAACAATATTTGATGAATATGGTAATGAAAAAGAAACTAAAAAATTATAAAATTATAAATAATAGTATGAAGTACATAACCATATTGGTATTTCTAATCTTCTCATTAGCTACAAATGCTTTTGCAGAATGGGAGAAGAAAGATTATGTTACCTATTTCGGCACAACAGATCAAACGATTACATGTGCTTGGGATGCAGTAGAAAATGCTGAAGGGTATCAAGTAGAATTATATCATGTTGAACGTGACTCAATAACAAGAGTTGCATCAGAAGGCTTGACAGATACCCAAATTGTATTATCTTTACCAAGAAGTGGTCATTTTGTACCAAGGATAAGAGCATGTGCTGATTATCCAGCATGTGAAACTTACAGTGAATGGTCAGAATCCACTAATTCAGAGGTTGCATCAGTAGATGGACAACCTAGAGCTTGGTGGATATATGGTTATGTTGCACCACCGGGACCAATAATTATAGGAATAGGAGGAAATTAAATTATGGCAAAAGTAAAATCAGTACAACTATCTTTTCCACCATCAGAATCGCCTGATGTAGTGGGATACAAACTTTACATGGTAGAAGCACCAGCAGTAGTAGATTATGATTCACCATCATATGATTTAGGAGATAACACATCCATTGATTTAGCTACATTGGATGGTATGACTTCTCAGGATGGAGTGTATAATCTTGGTCTGACTGCTGTTGATGATGCAGGGAATGAAAGCTCAATGAGCTTACTGAATGATGTCCCTTTAGATTTCATGGCACCAAACCCTCCGGGGGCAATGCTAATCACAAGAACATAGTAGAATTGTTCGTGTGGATAGTAGAAAAGTGCTATGAAAAATTAGTTAAATTAATTACGGGTTAGCCTAACGGTTAACCCGTTTTTTTATAACAAAAAAATATAAATAAATGTAGACAGATAAAATGGAGGTTACATGTCTACATTTACTACACCGTTGAGAACTGAATTAGTTGGAAAGTATCAATTTAAATTAATTGAACCTTTCGAATACCATATCGGTGAGTATCCAGCACCAACACCTTTACATATAATCAAGGTGCCAGCAGGATATATCACCGATTTTGCGTCCATACCAAGAGTATTTTGGCCTATCGTTTCACCAGTTGATGAATATGCTAAAGCAGCAGTAATTCACGATTGGTTACATGTCAGAGGATATTTCAGTAGAACTACAACAGATGATATATTCAATGAAGCTATGAAAGTACTCAACGTACCTGATTGGAAACGAAGAATTGTATATAATGCCGTGAAGTATTTTAGTGGATATGCATGGAGAAGAAACAGAAAGAAATATGGTACTCATAAAATAGAGGTACATAACTATGAGATTTAAAAATTATTTGAAAGAAATAAATTATGTTGAGAGAGTAGATGAAATCGTATTACTACCAAAAGAGATTCATCCTAAAAAGACAGTAAAGGCATACAAACTATTCAGAACAAAAGGAGGTAAAATCTATCCATTATATGTAAAGGCAAATGATGCGATACCAATTGGTAAATGGATTGAAGCTGAAATAGGAGAGATGTCACCAAGAGGAAAAGTCAAATCCAAATTAGGTGATTTAGCGTTTAGACCCGGATGGCATTCAGGTGATATGCCTATTGCTACTCATATTGGTGGTAAGAGTAAAGGAACATCTCAAAAGAAACCTGATTATAGACCAGACAACCAAGTATGGGCTGAAGTGCTTGTACCTGCTGATGTTGATTGGCAAGAAGAAGCAAATCGTAGAGCTAAGAAAACCAAAGCAGGTAAGATCATTCCAAGAACAGCACATATCACAGATCAAATACCAAAAGGTGGATTCTATAAATATAAGACAAATGCTAATATGACAGGATCATGGCTTATTAGTGGTGCTATTAAAGTAAAGAGAATTCTATCAGATGCCGAAGTTGAGAAATTAAATTTAGGTTTCGGTGTAGCTGATTTACCAAGACTGAGTAAACTACAAAAGGCAGCATAATGAGATTTAAACAATATATACATGAAATGGCAATGCCTAGAGAACTTGATCTTAAAAAGACATATTATCATGGTACGAGTAAAGACAAGTTTGGAGAGGGTATATTAAAGAAAGGTATAAATCCACCTGATCTTACAACCAAGAAGAAGAACAACCTAACACCAGTTGAAGGTATGGTATATATAACACCAAATTTAGAATATGCTTTGATCTATGCATTGGGTGCTAATATGATTGGATCGAAATCACTTCCTGATTTTATGACTAAGAAAGGTGAGGAAAATATGTATCTTTTCGTTATTGATGGAAAGCAATTAAAAGACATTCAGCCAGATGAAGATTCTATTGGTGAGATGATAATGAAGAAAAAGCCAAAATGGATATGGGAACTAGCAGATGCTGTATTGTCATATGATGTAATGGATAGAGTAATGGATGGTGAATATGAGTATTGGGCAAAAGCTGGTAAAATATTATTGAAAAATATGACTGATGAAGAAAAATTAAAATTGATAGATGCTGGCGCACATATAGCTCATACAGGATCATTGAAACCAAAGGAAGCATGGATATTACCAAAAGCAGAAAACCATAGATTGAATAAGAAAGGATCAAATTTCTTCAAAATAGCAAAGAGAATAAAATGAGATTACAAAAATATATAAATGAAGCATTAAAGGATACAGACGATTTTGGCGCAACAGGTAGGAAGTTTGAAGCTGCATTTATTAAAGCATTGAAGCAAATTGATGTAGAACATAAAGAGAATAGATATGCTGGTGCTGGATGGGATATTAAATCAGTTGGACCTAAATGGGTTCAACTGTTATTTGATAAGGAAATCAATATCAAGATATTCTCAGCTAAGTGGATGTTCGGCTCAACTGAATTAGCTACTATGCTTCCATGGTCAGAACCAGATGAGAAGTTCGATAAAGACAAAATGGAAATGAGAGTAAAACGATATCTCAATAAAAAGGGATTATCGGATATTACATTTCTCAAGCCAAGAACAGCAGAGATACAAAAAGAGATTATTCAAGCAGTAAAGAGTAAAGACATAGAATCATTAGAGAAAGTAATGGTCAAGAAGAATTTTCAATTTGAGAAGTTGGGTAGAACATATGATGTGAGAATATTACAGAAGAAGGATGGCACCGTATCATCTATTGCTATTGACAAGGGTGGTAAAGTTTTCATGCGTGGTGAGAAACCAAGAAAGATGGGTGGCTCAATGTTAGTAGCATTTAAAGCACCTACGAATAAACTATCTAAAGTGAATAAGACGATAATCAAGAAATAGAGGTAATATGAAATTTAAAAATTATTTAAACGAATCAATGAAAGTAAAAACTGAGAAGAACGAAACAGGACATGTTCATTATGCTGAAGTTGATGAAGATGGAAATGGTAATACTACATCCACATCCACAGGAGAAGACCATGTTCATAGAGTATTTGAATGGATAGTACAACCTGCCATGGGGCATTTACATAATTTGGAGTTATAATATGATTATAGAAGGAGTAGAAGGATCATTAAATTTAAGGGTATTATTTAAAGAATGTGATAAAAAGTATTTCGGTGGTGCTATGCCTCCATGTAAGGTAAGATGGTCTGGTAAATTAAAACGTGCAATCGGTAGAGCACAAGTAAAGTGGAGAGGTCAACCTGTTAGTAAAAGAGGAAATTTAAATAAACTATTACCAGAAATACCACAAGTAGATGTACAAATAGATATGAGTAGTCTTAATATTGCTTTGGCAACTGGTAATGATTTAACCAAAGAGGATGTAACTGCTATATTATTACATGAGATGGTTCATATTCTATTATTCTCACAACGTAAATTAGGTGGACATCATGGAACACCAGAATTTGATGGATGGATTAAAAGACTGAGAAAAGAATCAGGATTGAATATACCATTTAAAGAATCCTCATTTAAGAAATCACCTAAGTTGAAAGCTAAAACAGCATATATCGCATTGATCTATCAAAGAGATGGTAAGATAGGTGCATGTACCTATACTCAAAAAGTGGTGTATAGTAGTGACTTTGAAATGCAATTAGATAGAATGGCTAAACGATATTTCAGAAAGATTGAAGTCTATTATGCTTCACATGCAATAGTAAATACAATACCATCAAAACGTACATTCAGAAGTATAACATGGCATAACTTAGACCCATCAGACGTAGATCAGGTAGTGAGAGAAATTAAAAAGAACGGTAAGAAGATATTCAGTTCAGAGTAAGGTGAGAATATGAGATTTAGAAGATATATAAATGAAATGTCCTATGAAGAAAAGGATATTCCAAGAACATTCAGAGTAGTATTTGAAATTGATCGATATGATGAGAATGAAATGTTAAAAAATATCAAGCAATTAGCAAGTATGAAATTTGAAGGCATGACAGGTATATCAGATAAACATGATATTGGTTTTCATTGGTTGGGTGTAGCCAGAGATGCCATGCTCATTATGAAAGGAAAGGAAGTAGTAAAATTAAATAAACTCTCACGATTTCTCTATGGTAATCCTAATTATTTTTTAAGTAACAAAATGGCAATGGCTAAGAGATTATTTAATAAGAGTGGTGGAACATTTGGTGATTCAAACATTATCCAAAACATATTAGAATATGTATTTAAAGAATTAGGAAAATTAAATTCTACTCTAAAACATGATATTGAATATACTGCTGCCTATCAATCATACTCTCATTTCGCACATAAGAAACAAGTAAATATCAACAGTTCAAAAGACCTTGTTAAGTGGATAAGGAAAACTGGTAAAGAAGTAAAAGAAGAAGAAGAAAAGAGAGAATGGAAAAGTAGTGAAAGAATTAGAGTTGTTGATATGATAGCTGAATTATCTAATGGTCAAATCGAAAAAGCTATATATGATGCATTCGATCAAATAGGAAAAATATATGGGGATGAAGGTGAATGGGTAGTAAAGGATTCAACATTCAAAGTACCAAAGGGATCACACCTTTATATATTAGTCAATCAAAAAGAATATAAGAAGATGAAAGATTTAGAATTAAATAATCCTGAACAATGGAAGATCATGCAATTTATGAATAGAGATGAAGTAGTAAAGAAATATGATTTTCTAATGAAGTCACTTAAGAAATATGGAGTATTTAAAAAATACAAGGTGAAGTTTGTTGATGGTCAAGAGTGGAAGAAAATACAAAGTATGCATTTAAGCAGGAAATAAATAACAATGGAAAATAAATATAATATAGCAGTACAACTTTATACCTATAGAGCTAAAATAACAGAAGTATATGATGGTGATACATTTACTGCTGATATTAATTTAGGTATGGGTATACATATGCATGGTGTAAAGATTAGACTATTATATGTTGACACTCCTGAAATAAGGGGTGAGGAAAGATCAAGAGGTTTAGAGGTTAGGGATCATGTGAGAGAATTGATATTAGGCAAAGAAGTAGTAATTCAAACACAGCAAGATAAAACAGGTAAATATGGAAGGCTATTAGCCGAAGTATATATAAATAACGAAACACCATTATCAAGCTATTTAGTTGAGAACTTTATGGCTGAGTGGTACGAATAAGGAGAGAGATATGGATTTAATTGAAAAATATTTAGAAGAAGCAGAACCAATAATGCACTTTGGGAAATCTAATTACACAACCAAAGGACAACAAACGAAAAACAGAAAAGATATAGATGTAAACATAATAGATACAGCTATAAGCGATCTTAAAAAAGCCAATAAGATATTGAAGTCTGCAAATTATGTTGATTTCAAGGTTCAATCTGAAGCAGGAAAACATTTAATTCAAGCGAAAAAAAAGATAGAATCACAAATAAAAGCTGCTAAGATAAAATAAGGAGAAGACATGGATACAGCAACATTTAAAGCATTACCAGTTACAACACATGCAGCAGCAGTTGCGGGTGGTGTAGCTATAGGTAGTAATTATATCACAAAAGATTTACAAGGACAAACAGGTAAAAGGGTATCTTATTTTACAAGAATTACTAAGATAAGAGAGAATGCAACTTACGTTAAAAACATGCCAAGAACTAGAAAACCAATTAGAGGATGGGAATTAGGTAGCAATCCAGCTTCAAGGACTGTATCGGGTTCTGATCCATTCACAGGAGCACCATATACTAAGGTAATAACTATAACAGCTAGTGGTAGTTGGCCTGATGGTGCAGTAAGTTATGAAACAAGTGCAGCTACTGTATCAGCATCAGTAATGCCTGACTTTTTACCGGGAACAAGCCAACAAACAGATGGATATGTAAGAATCTACGATGTACTGACAGATTAAGGAGAAGACATGAATTTAATAGAGAAGTATTTAGGAGAAGCTACACGATGTCCTGTTTGTGGACATCCATTAAATAGCAGATATCACAAAGAGAATTGTGAAGGTGGTGGTGAGAAGAAGCAAAAGAGAAAAGGCAAATATAAACTACCTAAAATGCAGGGATATCAAGCAAGTAAATCTATGGGTGGACCCGGACACGGTATGTCACCAATGGGAAGAAGATAAGGAGAAGTGATATGAGTGAATTAATAGATAAATATTTAGGAGAAGCATCTCTTGAAGAAATGAGCTATAAAAAGTTTGATAAAGAGATAAGTAGAGCAAAGAAAAACAAAACAAGATTGAAAAATTTAACATCTACTATTCATTCAATGGGTGATGGTGGAATGTTAAAACCTGATGAAGTAAAGAAACTTGTTGATAAAATCAAATCTTTAATGTGAAAAAAAAATTAAAAAATATAAATATATATGAGAAGTGAAAAAAGGAGGAATATATTATGAATTATGCAACATTTGCAGCATTGAGTACTTATGGTTCCGTAGAAAAGGCATTAAAAGCAAAACCAACTGATGGTGATGCATGGCTATTGAACGAAACCTTAATATATCAAGATGGAAGTATGTCAAATCCCGCACCAAGTGGAGCAGCAATTAAGCAGTCAAATCAGACTCAAAAAGCAACAACAATTACTACTGGTGTACAAAGAAATAAAGGTAATGATAATGTAACATCTTCTAGTTTTGGAACTACACCGGGAGGTGAATCTATAACCCTAACCTATAATACTAAAGTAGGTGGATCAGCCCAAAGTAGTAAAGGTGGAGGAACTTTTGTTAATAGAGAAACAGTTCTCAACAGTAAAACACCAGCTATCAGACATAAAGTATCTTGGTATGTAACCGATAGTAATCAGGAAGATGGTTATCGTAGAGTATTTGGATTGCTTGAAGACCCAACTAGTACTGCATTGGGTAGAGATGATGATCCTCAAGAGAGAATCTAAATGAAACAGCTATTAGAGGAAATATGGGAATTTCCCATTACTCTTTTAGCATGGATCATATTTCATTTGGCATTAAGATTCGAAAATGCGAAGTGGCTTGACTATCTAACCGATTGGGTTGGATTGGACACAGAAGAAATTCTGAGAATATTAAATAAGTAGTCAATAGTGGCGAATAAGAGAAGAAAATAGCTTTTATTCGCCATTTTTGTCTACTTAGAGCTTGCGACATTTAGAGCTTGAAATCATCCTCTCCAAATTCATCATGAATCGAATGTTCCCGAATGAACTTATCAGCCCATATATTTTTTGCTTCATCACTATGACCATACCCAACACCAGTATATTCATCAATATATTGTTTTGCTTCTTTCAACCCCCATCCTGTTTGTGCTCTTACTTCTTTAATAGCAGCAATCTTTCTACCAGCACGAATCTCATTAGCAATAGCCATTACATCTGAGAATTTACCACCATATACTATTTTACCTTCACCAAATACAAAATCATTTGGATTGATATCTGATATAACAATACAAATACCTCTACCGGGAATATTCATCAATTCACTTTTCATTTAAAATCTCCATGCAATCATTGTACTGATACACCCACCATCAATAGGCACTATCAGAGTTTTAAAACTTAATCGATCATATCCAATCTCTACTACAGGAGAGATACCAATAGAAAATCCTTCTACATTAGGAAACTTCTCCTTATATCCATACATCAAACCAATCGGTAATGTACCCCTAATAAAAAAAGGATTATTAAAAGGTTTCCATTTAGGTGTCATGAATTCATATCCAGCAGAATATGTTTGATCATAGTGAGAATTCTTAAATGTCAAACCAAACCATTGATTATATGAAACCATAATTGCATTATTATTTTCGTTATATGGTCTTTTATCAGGTTCATCACGTTCACTCCAATGATGTGCAGTTGGAGCATAACCAATGACCAAATCAGCAGCATTACATGATTTACATAAAAGAAATCCAATCAATACTCCAACCAACAAAATATATATTTTATATCCTTGAGTCATTTTCTTTCTCTTTCGATCTTCAATAGTGGGTTACCATCAATTATATCATCAGCCATATCGACATCCCATAAACCAGTACGTTCAGCTAAATCATAAGCATCTATTTTCCATTTATCATGCTTATCAAGATAATCAAGACGTTCACTACTCATATCCCATTGACCAGTATCAAAATAGGCACGATCTACCTCAGAAACCTCTCTCCTTGGCGTAAAACCACCCTTATGAGCTTTAATACCTTTCATATATCGTTTGAAAGTATGCTTTACACCACCAGTGATATCCCAAGGCCAATATGGTAAATGATCCTTAATCCATTTCCAGACATCTTTCGGATATATTTTCTTATCCCAATTCATAGTGCAAACTCCATTTCAGTAAAGAAATCATCACTTCTCACATTGGCAGCTTCTGCTTTTACTTCCCGAATATGCTTGCATTCAGCCCTGCGAAACTTCCAATGTGGACATGAGCAACCCCATGTTTCACCATCATCAGCCAAACTAACAACATACTCACGGTCAGAACTGTGACTTTTGACATACCACCTTGATACCCATTTCATAATAAATCTCCTTTTTGATTTACTTTTAATGCTCTTTTCTTATCAGCTTCATATATAAGAGAAGAAATCCAAACAGGTATAAATAAAAAAACATACCATGAAACAATAGCTTCAATTATTTCATGTATCAACCAATTATTAAAAACTGCATATATAATAACAAAAAGATTGATAACAGTAACAAATATAAATGTCTGTTTCATGATCAAATCCTTTTTTCAAGGTTATTACAACATTCTGGACATCTATCAATCAAATCCAATATCGAAATATTTACATCAACCACTTTATCATAGTGTTGTGGATATGTCAAGGCTAAATCCGGTACATCCACAAGCGGTGAATTGTGATTATATCCACGTTTCAGCATTTCAGCAGCAAGCACATCATGCCTTGACTGTAAAGCATTCAACTGAATCTGTACAACAGGATCAAATCGACCATCGATCTTATGCCCCTTCCGAAATGACGGTATATGTTTGTGAATCTCACCATGCTCACCTAAGAGATGCTTACGACATAATATAGCGGGGTCTACCATCCACATACGAATTTTAATCACCACCTTTCTATTGTGTACGTTCTCCATTTACCGTAAAAGGAAGACAAAATAAATAGACAAAAACACTTCCACGATGATCAGGATTATCATATTGAATTTGCTTATAGTCAATAAGTTTTTTCTTAACAACACCATGATATTTTTTTGTATTGATATATGTACCTACTTCTGCAACAAAACTCAATGGCATTTCAAAATTCTCAATAAGATTACTATAATCAGGTTTTAATGTTATACCATCAATAATGTTTACCAGACATTTATTCATTAGTAGCACCTGTTCTTTCCAAGGCTTTTCATTTTCAGAAAATCCTTTTTAGGGTAAAAGTAAAACCATACCGGATTCATCAATCCCTTTTCCTTATCAGCTTTTGCTCTTTCAACATATACTTCATGAAACTTATCAACAGAAACAGTATCACTTTCCATCAATGTTAGTATTTCATCAGGCCGAAGATAACCAGACCATTCAGTACCCTGATTGCATCTACATTTCTGAGCAATCTCATATACCTTTTTCTTCAGAGCAACACGTTTTTTATATATATCCAATGCTTTTCCCATTATACCCCCCATATAGCCATTTTGATAATGTTCATAACTTGAATAAAAATATACAAGATAAGAAAACCAATTGCCCATTTCAAAACCGTACAAATAATAGCATCACGTTTATTTGTATTATACACTTTCATTTTCTTCTCCTTATCTATTATATTGATCAGCAAACTTCTTAAGATCATCAGCATATTCCAGCTTGAATTCCCATGCTGTATATGGGTCTTCATTACCAAAAGTGCTATGGGTATCGTTATGCCAATCAGCACCACCCCATATGGACAAAGAATCCAAAAGCATTGTAAGAGAAGGATTGTTCACCAGAATACCATTATAGATAAACAATCGGCAAGTATTATTAGGCGTTAAACTAAATTCAACTCTTTTCATTTTCTTCTCCTTATGATCATTCATACCATTTTCCTTCCCTGCCACAAAGTTCATCAAAACAATCTTCCATCATTTCATTTTGAATTCCATTTCCAATCAATCGAATCATACGAACATTGTAACAACCAGCAGCACCACCCAATTTAGGATGATTACATACAAGCACATTATATTCAGCTTTTCCACAATGAATACAGTTAACACATATCTTTTTCATTATAGCACCATTGCAAGAATAATAACGATGTTAGCGATAACCAGACCAATCATAATCTGATTCCATGCCTTATGATCAAAACGATATTCAATCTCATCCATCTCAATATACTCATGATTAAAAAGGTCTTTGTTTTCCATGCCCATTCTCCTGTTTGACTATATAGAGATGCACATCATATGCCAAAATCATCATCAAATTGTTTTTTATCGTAAATCATCATTAATCTACAACATACAGCAATAAAAAATACAAAAAATTCAAGAGGTTGAAATAGAATATTAAATAATATATCAATAATGGCAATCCAGAACAGACTAAATGAAAATCCCATTATAACTATGAAAAGTAGGTAAAAAAATAACATTTTTTGGCAACCTTTGACAATTTTTGTAACACACATGCTTACGTCATATTCAAATAAAGCACCTATATCAAAATATAAAAAAAATGTCAACAAAAAACTTGACAATCAAGAATCGTGCCATATATTACATTCAAATCAAGAAAAAAGGAGGAAATCATTATGTTTTCAGAAAGTATTTTAGACAAATTATTTAATCCAACATTTAACACAGCGTTTGAAAGTGCATATCAAAGAAACGATGATGGTAATATTGAAATGGAAATTGAAGTACCCGGATTTAATAAGGACACTCTAAATGTGGAAATATCCGAAGGTATTCTAACCGTTGAAGGTAAAACCCAAAAAAGACAAATCTATAAGCAATTCCAACTTGGTAATGTAGAAGATGTTCAAGCAATTGTTCAAGATGGTATTCTAACTCTAACCCTGATGGAAACACAAAAACAGGTAAAAAGAATTGAATTGAATAAACCACAAATCGAAGATAAGAGAGATAATATAATCGACGCTGTTTCCTAATTCTATTTTACAATCTTAATTATGAAATGCTCCTGAGAAATCGGGGGCATTTTTTTTACAAATTCACAATAAAAATATAAATATATATGAACAGATAAAATAGGAGATATTATGCGATTTACAAAATACCTAAAAGAAGAAATTAAAATCAAAGGTGGACAATCAGCCGGGAAACTTGAATTAGACAAAACACCAGTAGAAAAGGCTAGAGCATTTGCAGAGAAAAAAGGTTTTGATTTAGATAAAGAAATACCAAACTTTGATGAGAACTATAAAAAAGCACAGCAACTAGCAAAATTGGGTAAGACCAAAAGAAAAGACATGCCTGTAATCAATGATGATGATGTTAAGAAATTCCAAAAGAGATTAGAAAACGGAACACTTGATATCAATAAGCCATTTGCTAAAGACCCTGATGTTGGTAGTAATCCATTTCCAGAAGGACTAAAAGGATTAGCAGCAAAGAAATGGTTAGAAAAAGGTTTGAAAGATGGATCAAAAACTGATGATATAATAGACGTTGATATTACCAAAGTAGCAGTAAAAGATTTAAAGCCTATCCAAAGACAGATATATTATGATAAATCCATGGGAGCAACTATAGAAAATGGAGTAAAAACATCATTAAACTTTGTAACTAACAAATCATTTTTCATTATTAGTGGTGATAACTATATAATCGACGGTCACCACAGATATCTAACAGCACTAATACTTGATCCAAAAGCAAAAGTAAATGCACTTAAAATCAATCTACCAATTAAAAAACTATTACCAATGGCAACAGCCTATGGAGATGCTATCGGTAACAAGAGAAATGCATAATGAAATGAGATATACAAGAGAACAACTCAAAGTAATCTTACAATACATCAAAGAAGAAGATGTTGGTGAAATTGAAACTATGGCATATGGAACATACACTACATTAGAAACTGATTCAATCAATCGGCTTATGTTAAAATACAAAATAATATGGTTGCATGATGAACCATATGAAGTTCAATTGATTCCAAAAGACATATTAATATAGTTTACAGGAAATATAAATAAGCCATAATTAAAATTGTATAATGTATTGCCTGATCAAAACCAATCACAACGAAAAACCAATGATATTCCTTTTTTTCGTATAAAACATGTGTAGCTTTTGATGTAAAGAAGTCAACAATAAAATGAGCAACACCAGCATATACAGCATACCAAATTCCAAAATATAAAAATGGTAATGAATAAACAAAACAATGAGCACCTAATGCCTTTGCTGATTTCCATTTATTATGTGCCATCCATGTTGATTGAAGTATAAAATCAGCTAAAAAATGTATCCAAATAATCATTAAAAGGTCATAAACAGGTAATTCCATCTTTCCCCCTATTTTATACTAATATAATATAGAATATTTCTCATTTATCGTGAGCATATGCTAACGTATTATCTATCTTGAATCACGCCAAAATATCCTCATAAATACCACACACTTACATGATCAAATATCCAGCAAGCAATACAAACCAAGCAGCATACCATGTGTTCCTGCCATCCTGATCAATGATAATAGCCATTGCCATTGTAAAGCCAAGATACGTTCCAAAAAATAAACTCTTAAACATCTTATTCCCCTTTCTTTTTTATTACAAATATACGTTCAAACCATGACCAATCCAAACTACCAAAAAATCTACTCACTAAAACACATATCTTAATCAGCCACCAAAAAGGACCATGAACCAATATCGTATACCAATGAACACCATCTAAATCAGGATCAACCCCTCTATCGTTTTCATCTCTCCATTCTATATATCGATACAAACCAATAATAGCCCATATCCCTAATACGATTGATTTAAAAAGTAAACTCATATCTCAAAATCCTTTAAATCAAACATAGCAAAAGGACAATACACAACACCATTTTCATTTATTATATATTGTTTACCTGTATCCATATCCTCTATACCATATAACATAATACGGCTACCACCATCATAATCTTTATTCTCATCACCATGCCTTGCCTTTGCTACAATTCGATATGTCTTATTTTCTTTAGGTAAATATTTCTCATGATTATATCCACGACCATTACAATCATTAACCCATTTAGTCAATCTCATATATTCAGCCATATTCCTATAGCTAGTATATGTACATCCATTTTTAATCACTATGAGAAAATCACCAATTTCCATATTCCTAATCTTCCTTCAAATGATTTCCGATATCCTTTACTAATTTCTCTATACTTTCATTGGATATCTTCACCGCTTTCTGAACAAATGCATCGATATCATCACCATCATATTTCATATATAAATCAGCCAGCAATGATCCAATAAATATATCACGATTGCCAATACCCTTTGTATTTTCTAAAACTCTACTAATCACATCCATTTTCTTCTTCTCTTTCTATACAATATTGACATTTATCTTCTTCTCCAACCTGTAACAGTTTTCCACAATCACGACAAGTGCAATACTCACAACCCTCACCATCACAATCACAATCATCAATTTTTAATGCTTCATCATTTCCTGCCATTTTCATACCTCCATTTCTTTCTCATTTAAAAATTCATCTTTTTCTATTGATAAAAAGAACATATTAAAAAAAGGCCAATCCATCTGATGATCTTTAGTAGCTATATCACTAACTGAAATAGGATACTTCTGATATCCTTCTTTAACCCTATATCGATATATCTCACCTTCTCTACAAAATATATCACCATCATTCAAATATCCATCCTCTATGCATTTACAATATTTCATAACACTATCATCCCAAATATCCCAAAGAACACACATTTTCCAATAATAACCCAATCCTGCATCTTAGCATTCTTAATAGCTTTATCAATATATTCAGGATAAATATACTTTTCTACTTTCTTTTTATAATCATTTCTATACAAACGAATAAAAGGTTGAATACTTCCAATAGCATAAAGAACCAATGTAGTAATAATATACCATTTCATAATTTAATCCCTTTCCTTTATAGTTCTGGCAAATCTATCATTCATCTTCAAATATCCTGTTTATCTTCTCCAATAACTTTCTACTATTATCTATTCCAAAGATAGAAGTAAAAGCATATGTAAAAAGACATAAAATCAAAAAAGGAATATATCTCAAATAATACATCAATAATATTTCCTTATGTTATGATATGCAATCAAAGCCTTTTCTCTATCCCTATCTCTACCTTCATGTTCCTGCATAGCCATAATACAAGAAACAATCAAATCTTCTCTCTTAATAGGATCATTCAATATCTCTTTTATATCTATTCTCTTATTCATTTATTTCCTTTAAATATGTATTCTGAACCATCATATATCAGCTTATGTTCTCCTATATAATCCTTTTCATCTATTCTATGTAAACTCAATGTTCTGCTTCTATTCTTTAATCTTCTAATCACTCTCTCAAAAGGATAATATATATGATCTATAAAAGAACCTCTATTACATAACTTTCTTTCAGCTTCTACCCTTTCGTTAAATATAGGGTCTTTTATATCATCTTTCCAATAAGTATCAACCAATATATCTAAATCACCAATCATAGGCTTGTCTGTAGTAAGGTAAGAACCAAATACATATAATGCTTTGACTCCATAAGTATAGCTATCATCGTTATTGATTTCTTTAGCTCTTTCAATAATCTCTTTTATTACTCTATCAGCAGTAGTACGTTTAATTAAGCTCTTATTATGTCCCATTATCCTATCCTATCCAATCTTAAATCCTTTCATATCTCCTTATATATCTATCTTAGGTAATATAGGAAGTACAGTAAGTTTAACAGTTCTTTTCCTAACAGCCAATTGTCTTTCCAATCTATTAATGCTTCTTTCGCTAATATATATTTTGTTTTTATATTCTATGATACTATTAACAGCTTTCATAAAACATTCATCACTTTTAATCTCAGGATAATCAACAGCAAGAAAATCAACTGTATTCTTTGTAATCTTATCAAATATCTTTAACTCATGTTCTGGAAACTTGTCTATCAAAAACAACTTGATTTCAACAAGCAAATCATCTGCCTGTTTCCTATAGCTTTCAATATCCTTCTTTTTCTCTTTAATCTTTTCTATCTCAACAGTATGATTATAATAGGTACACAACTGAGCAATAATACCTATAATAAATATAACAACACCAATTGTAATAAGTTCAATAGGTCCAATGAACCATGTTACGCAAGCCCAAAGCAAAGCAATAAGATAAATCATTAAAATCTCCTTTCATATGAAGCGACCATACATCTTTTGATATGATCTGTCAATAGAAAAATATAAAAGCTAAGTATTAAACCTCAACCAATATACCCTGTTTATGAATCAACTTCTTATCTCTAATAACAGTCATAGGTAATAGCATAGCCGTACCCTTTTGTTTTCTATCCTGTTTCAATACAAAAACAAATTTAATCATATTCGTTTTATACCATAGTGTAAATTCTAATTCATTATAATTCAATTCCTTCTTATATAATCCTCTTGGCTTACAGGTATGATTCTTAATACATTCAATATCATCTTTCAAAGTATCTGTATTATTAATAAACTCAGTAAGCATATGATCTAGTTCTTCAATCTTAATACATGGTTTATTTCTTGAGTGATTTAATCTTTCTAATCCAAAATGTATGGATTCTTCTATATGAGTGATACCATAATTACCAAGAACCATCTTCCATTTATTTAAAAACTCAGTTCTTTCAGATGCAGTAATCATAAAATCTCCCTTTTCAATCGTTTCTCTTGCTCATCTAATTTATCTCTCAACTCAAAAGGATTCTCATGAACATAGGACCATGCATTAATCCCAAACATATCCTGCATTAGACGCTGTTGAGTAATATTCACAATAGCACCATTAGTCAGTTCATCTCTAAGCATGATCAATTTCCTTTTCTTTTTCTAACTGTTCACAATATTCTTCCCATTTCTTTTCATTAGGATCATTTTCATTAGGATCATAATCATAATCAACATAATCAGGATCATCATAGTGTTCATCAAACCCATTGCCGTATGCTTCCCTTGCTGCTCTTTCAAGTTCATTCATTTAAATTCTCCCTATAATGTCTTAATGATTCCGATCAAGCAATAAGCACAAACACAATAGCAAGTAAGTTTAGCAAAAAGCAAAAACCACACTTCCCCATGACTCAATTTCTTAATTGCTTCTTTCTTATTCAAAAGACCTCCTTGGTTAATGTTAATCATATGCGTATCTTATATCTTTATATATTGGTCTGTCAAGAGAAATCTTTAGTGTATATAAAAAATATATAAAATGGTCAAATAATATATATTTTTAGCAAGAAATTATGCATATTTCATACCAAAAACACCTGAAAACCCGCATGAATAGGGCTTATATATAAAATATGTAATAAAAACAGCTATATAGGGGTGATATATGGGGGGGAATATATGCCGTACCCACCAAGACACGAAAAAAATTGAAAAAGTGCTGTGAGAATGATATCTGGCATAGGTCTTGCATCGAATCGCATTCAGAATATATATTTTTTATATACTCTTGATGCTCATGTGAATATATAATTTTTATATATCTCATTTTTTTTTATTTTTTTTTTGGTAAGCAAGAGTGATGCCAACTTTCCATTTTGCGTTGCGATGCACAATCATGAATTTCCGAAAAAAATCTTTTTATTTTTCCTTTATATATCAGGGTCTTATATATAACGTCTGATAAGATATAATATGTAAAATCGTGAGCTAAGTGCTTGATATATAAACGAATATAGGTTTTTTGAGGTTTTTTAATGGTAGGCATAATCTACCATAAATAGTGTGTAAGCAACTATCGTGCCAACCCTGTATATCGGATATTGGCACATGTATTGCATATATCGCTGAAATTGGCGAAATTGGCATATTCCTTGCATATAGCCGCATCCATAGGGGTCCACATGGTCCACCAGCGAAATCCATAGAACCCATAAGAGCCATAAGCAGAAAGGCACATGCAGATTTTACTGAGTTAATTTTACTTGCAGGGGTGTCTGAGCTTGTGATAGACCGCACTATTCGCACACTTTCACTAACTCATTGTCAGATTTTTTTCCAGATTCGCTATATATGAAAATTTTTTGGGAAAATTTTTGAAGAAAGTGCCTCAGAATGATGTCCAGAGTGACTTTTCTGGTAACTATCTGACTTTTTTAGACATATTTTCAAAGAATCGACCTGAAAACGGATTTTTGACCGTTTTATGACGGTTTAAAAAAATTTTGGGGAAAAAATCGCAAAAAGTGCCTCAGAATCACTATAATTATAAATATCTGATATCTAAGGAAATATCAAAATATATACAGAAATATATAAAAAAGTATATAAATTGATATCTTGTTGATTTCATTAATAAAAGTCTATGTTGGTGGGGGGTCAAGTATAGAAAATTCCTCAAAGGTAATAAAGTCTTTTTCTGCAAACCATTTTTCATGCCAACCAAAAGGATAGCCTTTCATTTTATGAGTATAGTTATGGAAATCATATTCTTTAAAGAAATGTGTTTCTCCCATCATCTCAATCATAGTGTTAGTTAATACCCAATCCAATTTTATTCTATTCAAGGTGATACTCATTCTTATTACACTACCGTCTTTATTCCATTTATCAGCTATAGGTTTAAAACGATTTTGGAATTGATCTACTGTTATTAAGGTATATTTTATATATTCATTCATAGCGTAAATTCATCCTTATCAATAAAGTTATCTACAGGTTCTTCTTTAATCCAATCGTCATGATAAACCCAATGATCATCAGTAAGTTCTTGTACCCATCTATAGCCATTATTGTAATCATGTCTATGCCTACCACCTTCTATTAATGGTTGTACTTCTATGATGGTTCCAAAGTATCGTATCATGTCTTTATTAATAAAGAAGTTGCCTTTATAATGATAACCATCAGATTCACTTCCATCTAAATAATCCAGTTCTGATATATTTTTTAATAATATTTTCATACGCTAAACTCACATTGTTTGATGAATCCTATATCTCTATTATGGTACATCGACTTCCATATATTTCTAAAGTAATTTCTATCCACATCTTTAGTCCATATGCTGTTATGTTGTTTTAAATATCTACCATGGATATCTGTAGCATAATTGGATATAAAGAAGATAGCATTAGTATCACCTGTACGTTGCCAGTATTCCCTTATTACATCACGGTACATAAAATCATCCTTGGCATCTATATTAGTCATGAAGGATAGACCCTTGTTTTTTATAAAGTCAGTATCAGGACCGGCTGAATGATTTTTATATGGTGGTACATTTAATCTATCATAGTGACCATGGATAAAATCTGAGGATTTTTCATTCCAATAACTCATAATACAAACTCACTTTCTTCTATGAACTCTTGATCTTTTGCATATATTATTCCTGTCCTATGTTCATATCCATAACAAGTAGATTTATCATTATCGATACTTATTAAACCGGGACATGAATAACAGTCATTACATTTACCGGGACAGAAACGATCTATTTTGGTTATTATTCCTTTTTTTCTTTTTTCATTTTCAGTTTCAGGATAACCTACATAAACCTTTATTTCCATACCTATCTTTAGATGTTCATATGCATCATGTTTGTAGTAGATACTCATAATACAAACTCACTTTCTTCTATAAATAATTTTCTTGGTCTTTCTTTCTTTAATGGTTCTAATTCTTTCTTTATTGCTATATATTCATTTAAAGATGTTATTGCTGGTCTTTGAATACCGAAAAAATTCTCTTGACTTTCTATCCTTCTTACTATGCTTTTTATCTGTGAATGTTTTGCTTCTAGATGTCTTAGATGTTCCAGTTTCTTTCTGTAATAGGAATAAAGAGCATCTTGTTTTGATCTATAGGCAAATAGCTTTCTTGGTGTAATATTATGTTCCAATTGCTTTTTTATCCATTTCTTGTATCGTGTATTAACTTCATTTGTATGGTAATGATAGTCTGGTACGATCCAATAGCCTTCAGGGGTTTCTCTGTATGCTCTATATCTGTTTTCTATTGGTTCTGCATTATAGCTTCCAGAACATGGGTCTTGATATCGATAGAAATAGATTTCTTCTCTTATCTCTATTGGTGCCATCTCATCAAATCGTAGTGGGAATATGTTCATAGTTCCATATCGCTTTCTGTTATGAAATTATTATTTGTACATAATTTTTCCATATCATCTATTTGAACATAGTGAGCAGCACAATAAAATGGTAGAGTATCTACATCTAGAGTTGTAATTTTGTTTACTCTCAGATTACAGCAATAGTCAGTGTATCGTTTTCTACCTGTTACCGGACAAGTTATCATAGTTGCATATCGCTTTCTGAAAGGAAGTCACCTAACTTCTCTCTTTCTTCTTTGCATAGTGGGCATTCTTTATGGAATCTGGTATCATAGAATACTGTATTATCACCATGCTTAGTACATTGAGTAAATATATTATATATTCCCGGTTCACCTTCTCTAAGTTCTTGGAGTCTTTTGATTGCTTTATCTATTTCTTTTATATCATCTATATCTATTTCTGCTGATGATTGATTGGAATAGGTAGAAGCAGAAGAAGAACCAAAAGATATAGGAGATAATCGATCAGATATAGGAGATAATCGATCAACCCTTTTGGGAATATCGATATCACCGTATTCATCTGTCATTATTGAATGATGTATAGGCCATTTGAATTCAGGTTCTTCTGTAGGTTTTCTTGAAATGAAATTAAGTTCTCTTTCCTTCCAGTAGTTAACAGGATCAGTTTTTTCTTTGATTGCCTTATATACATTCTCATATAAGTCTTTGAATTTCCACATATTTATATCCTTATATATACCTTTTTATATACTTTTTTATTTTTCAGAAAGTGAGTATTATTTTATATATCTCTTAGCAGTAAAAGCAATGAACGGATAAAATAATACGATTGTAAAAAACTGCTTTACATATTCCCATAGAGTAGTATTCGATCTTTGCTCTTGGGTAATTACTATTAGCCATATGATTAATCCACATACAAAATATATTCCAAGTAAAAATGATATCATATTTCCATTTCCTTTTCGTTTATAAAGTCTTCTGGTTCTGGTTCTGCTACTTGAATATTAGAAACTTTACAATAATGTCCTTTTGATTTCTCCCACCATTGTAAACATTTTGAACACAGGTAATATTGTTTTTTGCCTCTATCACCTTGACCCCAATATATCTGTATTGGAATTTCTACTTTCTTCTCATGATACATACAGGAAGATAGACTATAAGTTTCATCCTTGCTTGAAATATAATGTCCAAGTTTATGACAATGTTCAGTTGAAAAATTATAATGAACACATGATAAACAAATTAAATCACTCATAGTTCCATATCTTTCTCAGTGAGAAATTCCTCTCTTGGTTCTGTTTTTAATTGTATCTCCCATCTTCCATTTAAAAATATGTATTTTATTTGACCTAATTGTGGCTTATTGGGAATTACGTTTCGTATCTTTATATCACCTTCTCTTGGTTCCCTTCTATGTCTATTATCACCAAGAGGACCATATGTTGCCCATCCATCAGAGTTAAGTACTGATATATTTTCACCCCATCGTTCTCTAAATTCCTGTTCTCTCCTTGCAAGATGCTCTCTCATTCTTCCTTGAACATTGGCATGTGTTCTAAGCCTATCCAGATGTTCATTGTATTTTTTATTTTCTTTGTATTTAATAAAGAAAATAACAACCCATGCAAGAACTATTATACCCATAAGAATAAATCGTATCATTAAAATACTCCTTTAAAACAGAAATCAATAATAGAATATCCCACAATGAAAAATACTAATATCATAAACAATAAAACAAGTTGTGCTCTCATGTCATTACCTCACTTATAAAATATAATAGTTTATTGATATAAGGAAAAATCATTTCCAATCCACCAAAGAAAATAAACATCAACGCAAACCATATTATAAGTCCTGCTATCAAACCACAACTATCTTTCGCTATTCTTATAATAATTTTAAATCTCCTGTGATTAAATCGATTTCATCAGACCACCAAGGACCAATAGCACAACAGGTATAAGTAGGTTCCTTAAATTCAGTCCTACCGGCATCCTTGATCAATGCACAAGGTATCTTTCTGAACTTGGCATGATCATGTACAAAAATCAATACATCTTCATTAGGAACACCAACACATATCTTTACAAATGATTCTTCAAGCCATTGTTGAGCAGGATCATTCTTAGGAATAAAGATTCTATATTCCTTACTGCCTGAAGCATAGCAATTCAACAAAACAGCTAATGATGCATGAGCACCTTGAGCAACCATTTTACCTTTTCTCATATTAAGGTCTTTTCTCATTACGATAACTTGTTTAACTTCTCTCATATTTCGTTTACCTTTAACCATTCTTTATATGCATGTGTATACTTTCTTGGATTCAGTTGGGTATAAAATACAAGTGTATCTCTATCGATTTCATATCCATCAGCATTAATAATATCAGTTTTAACTGAATCTTCTCCCATATAATATATTTTAAATTCTCTCATATTTCCATTTCCTTTTCTTCTATGAACTCTATTGCTTCCCAATAAAGATATTCCCTATCAATACAATGAAGTGTACCTGAGAAATAAACATCATTGGGTATGCCCTCATATTTCTCTCTATCGATACACCATCCTACTGAACATCCACCCCTTTGACCATGCTTACATGTACTACAACTTATTTCCATTATAACATCATTTCACTTTCAGATATAAAAGCCTTTGCTGGTTTGACATACATTCTTTTTGTAACAAACTTCTTTTTTTCGTATTCAGCTTCCCATTTAATATCAGCCAGTGTAATGTTATGTGGTATCTCTTTTACTATCCTATATATACCCCTGTCAATAATTTTTAAATAACCAGCACCTGTCAGATAGCTTCGATATGTATCTACAGTTCTCTCTTTATAACCATTTCCAACACATTCCATCATTAAATTATATCTAAATATTATATTGTGATCAAATCTTTCATTGATATAATTTCGCATAAAATCCAGAAGTGGTACTCTACCTCTTGGTCTATATCTTGGTAAATCTTCAGGCATCTCTATTCTAAATCCCGGCATGTGTATCACCTTGTTGTACTTCTAATAATCTTTCAAGTTCAGTTACTTGTCTGACCAAATCCTGAATCATCTTCTCTTTTTGTTCTACATTATATCGTAGTGACTCTATAAGAGAATCTTTATCTTCTTCTATTTCTTCTGGTTCATTTCCAAGTATATCATTGAACATAAAAATCTTCCTTTGTTAAAAAATTGGCTTGTGGTCCTGTACATTCATATGGTAATCTTTCTTCTGATAATACTTCTCCTTCCTGATTAAAGTATATAAGGTTATGCCATCTCATATGACCACTACCGCTTTTCTGTACGCCTTTCATCAAACCACAATACCTACATACCTTTACTTCATCCACCATGATAATTTTGGTTCCTATCCTATGTTGTTTTCTGACTTTACATCGATCCTTCTTCTCTTTTTTCCAACTATGTCTCATATCAAATACATTCCTATCACACCACTAATATATACCATAAAATATGCAAAGAAAACATACATAGAAACTTTATCTTTTATATTAACCAAAAAAAGCAATGGAAGACAATATAAAATTCTCATCAGCATTGCTTTATTTAATGTCCATCCAAAATAATTCATACACCACAAAATAAAACTATTACTTTCTTCTCCAATAAAAATCGTGAAGACTGAATCTAATATAATTAATAAAAACAATGCTATTGTCCATTTTCTAATTCTCACAGTTTCATATCACTTTCTTCTATAAATTCTTTATCTTCTTTATCTAACCTGAAAGGGAATTTTAAAGGTTTCCATTCGTTTCTCATTTTCGTTGATTGATATTCTATTACTAATTTTTCCAGTTCCCTTCTTTTCCATTCTATATTATAATCATTTAATGCAGGTTCAACACAATATTGAAGTTCTCTTACTATGATATCAAATGCTCTTTGAGATATCCTTCTGCCTCTAAACATCTGTATGACACGTTCAATCAATCTATCTTCAGTTCGATGTACTTCCCTTTGATATAATTCTCTTTCTCTTTCTCTCTCCAATCTTTCATACTGTCCATTGAGAATTCTTCTTTGAACTTCATTCCAATCATTATTAGGTGCCATTATATCTCATCCATTGAAAAGATAATTGAATTGCTTTTCAGTTCCATTATCTCTTTTCTTAATGATCTTACTTTATTTTCCAACTTACCAATCATGTTATTTCTCTTTAATACCCTATCCTTATAATCTGAAATTATTTCTTCTTTTCTTTCAAGCGAATCATATAAATTCTCTAATTCCATTTTTACATCACATTCATCACAATCAACACGATTACTGAAATGACCAGTTTCAATAAAATCATCCATCATACGTTGCATCATAAAAGCACTATTACCAGCTACTTCAAATAGTCTGTTCAGGAACATAATCATAGAATCTTTATTCACATGATCTTTCCAACCTCTGATTTGTGTATGCATATCATCCTTTGTTTCGAAAACCGCTTTTGTTTCTTCTTGGATTTGTGCTTGAACTCTGGCATGTAATTCTTCTCTTACATCCCAAACAGAAGACTCTTGAGAATCTTCTGTTTCTCTTTCCATCATTATTCTTCTTATTAATTCACTACGGTTCTGTCTTTCCGTAGTATTACTTTCTGCTGCTCTACGTTCTAGATTAGCTGCCATTTCCATGACTTCAAAAGGTCTTAATGATTTACTAAAATTATTAAGTTTTATCCATCCATTATTAGAACGAATATTAGGAAAACGCCCATGAAGATTATGATAAGCTGTTGTATAACGTCTTATTGCTGACACAGTTTCATTCATTTTATTCTACCTTTATATTTTCTTGAAATTCTCCATCCTCTACTGCCAGTTCCATACGATTGTTCTCATATTTCACCTATATCATCAAATAAATTTTCTTCTTCTTTTTCTGGTGGTAAATCAATCCAACTACCATCATCTGTATTCCAACCATCACTACCTGCATTCCAAGAATCACCTGTATCCCAAAGGGTATCTTTATTTTCAGCAACCATATATAATGATTTCAATTCATTATCCCATTCATACATATTTCCAGTTTTTATAAAGATTTCTTCCAATAGCTCATTAGAATAATAGCTACTTGGAAAATTCTCTGATTCTGTTACTCTAATCCATACCCCTCTTTTCTCTAATTCTCTATCAGGAAATACACTTTTGTATAGCTTCATTACAGATTCTATTTTATTCATAATCCATATACTCCTATCTTAGCTTCACCATGACCACAAGTAGGACATTTTTCTTCGACCAACCAATAGTTAACATGGAATTTGTTAAGTAATACTTGTTTGATTATATCGGCATGGCAGGGTTTAGGTGAGCAGTAGCAAATGAGATTACACTTACCATGTTCAATTAGATATGCTTCGATAATCTGCAATGCTGAGATTATTGGTCTATCACGCTTTTGGATAGCGTTCTTAAGCATTGCTCCATATCGTTGAAGTACGATAGGTCTTAATTCTTCATCTGTTAACTTAAACGGATTGGCTAACGGTGAAGGTCTACCTACATAAAATCCATCTCCTGTCCAATTTTTTTTGTTGCGTACAGTGATTTCCATTTCTTCTCCATATCATAACCTCATTTCTCCATCGGTTAAGAATTTTTCTATTATTTTTTCATATACATGCAAAACATATCTTGGACTACATATCACAGTTTTGATGAATTGTAAATGATTATCATCAAAAACACTACCAGTATGCATTGTATAGAATTCTCTTACTTCTGTATTATCTCTGTTTCTTTTATCTATCTCAAACCAGATATTTAAATCTCTATTAATCATAGCGATATTTAATACTTTTGATTTTACAGGAACAAGTAATCTTGTTGATGTTTCATGTCCATATTGTAATGAATATTTCCATATTATCTTCATAACATATTTATTTCCTTATAAAATGGAGGAAAGGACAGGATTCGAACCTGCATTAGTGTTACCTAAATAGAGTTTTCAAGACTCATCGACTATTCCCCACTGTCAACCTTTCCTTATATGTCACCGATTTGTTTAGTATTCATCTTCTTACCTTTTAATACCGGAGAGTACTGGATTTGAACCAGTGCGAGTGTTACCCCGACCTAGGATTAGCAATCCTGTGCATTACCATACTCTGCCAACTCTCCCGGCACCTTTCTACTTGATCAGAATTGTCATGTTACAACATCATCCTTTCCATCAGGAATTTTAATTTTACTTATATATACTTCCATACCACAAGCATCACAATGAAGTACATGTCTATGAGTAGTCCATACTTCATCAAATAAATGAATACCCTGTATGCAATTAGAGAACTTCCATGCTTCAAGGATTATACCGTATTCTTTCTCACTCAATCCTTCATCTAATTTAGGATGAGTCATGCCGATATATTTATTTATTATCGTTGTCACCAGAATCACCACCTTGACTATACCAATTCATTACTTGTGTTTTTCCAGCTTTCCTTGTTCCCATATAATTCTTCAGTCCATCAGTAGTTACACTATATGCATATTTGGTTTTATCTTTGTCATGACTCATCACATTATCAAATGAAAATCCCATATTGACAGCTACTTCCTTATCGATGTTCTCACCCAAAAATACAAATGTCCACTTTCCTGTAGCTTCCAGTTCTTTAATCAGATTTTTTATTCTCTGTCTGCCTTCTTCACCAGCATAATCGCTTGAAGTATTCTCTTGACCATCTGTTTGAATGATCACCAATGCTGCCTTATCTATTCTCTTTTCAGCATCCATCTTCAATCTAATATTATTTATACAATTCCCAATGGCATCATACAAGGCAGTCATACCACCTGTCCACCAATGATTCATTTGTTTTACTTCCGATATTGGCATGTTCTCCACGTTACAATGAATTTGATCATCAAACTCAATGATGGTCACTATATTATCCATTGTTTCATCATCTTCTTTAAGTAGGGTTGCTCGTTGTTCATTGAAATTTGATATAGCAAGATCAACATTACTACCCATTGAACCTGAATGATCTTGAACAAAACCAATATATGTTACTGCATTTGCTTTCATAAATTAATTACCCCCATTTTTTGTAAAATTCCTACAATTAGTGATAGTATACCTACTATAATTACAAAAATAATAAGCCAAGCAAATCCACCTATTGCTAATTTTGCAGTTAAACTTATTGCACTTAATAGCCATTCAATCATATCTTCTCCTTAATATGCCCAATCAGGATCAGGCATGTAAACTTTTTTCTTCGGTTTCTTGCGTTGAGCTTTATTCTCTTTTGGAAGAAAAAGATCATCTATTTCTTTTTGAGCTTCAAGATATCGTTTTGATGTTCTTGGTCTGATATCATGATTCTTCTCATATTCCAAAGCAAAATCCCTTTGCTTCCATAACCTTGCAAGTGTTTCTGATACACCATTTAAAATATCCGATTCTTGTCTACTCATCAAATTCAATCTCCAATGTATAGTTAATATAATCAACGATTTCTTCAGGATCATTACTTTCAATCTTCTCAATCCATACAGGAAAATCTTTATCCTGATAGTATCGTTTACATCGTTGGAGGAATTTTTTCAATGGTCCGATAATAGAAGGTGGCACTTCCACAACTGTCTTGGTATCAGGATTAATGAAACCAATCAAATCTTCTTCTTCTATTTCATTCTCAGTCCATGAATTCTGAACAAAGTAACCAGTGAACTCAGACCATTTTTCTGCTCTTTGTTTTGCAAGATCAAGACCGAATCCCGGTTCATGTTGACCATTTACATAATCAAATTCATCCAGCTTGTTACACATAGAAAAACCAATCATAACAGCATCGGGATTTTCAGGATTGATACCACAATACAGAACACCTTTTTTCTGCCGACCTACACCATTACCTTTTACGATGATCTTTCCATCATCATCACGTTTCGGTTTCCTACCACTTTTTCTAATGTATTCAATAATTTCCATACGAATCTCCTTTCGATTTTCTGACACCCTATCAGAATATAAGATAGATGTCAAGACATTTTTTTATAACTTCCTTTTACAACATGGGCATTTATCAGTTTCAGTAGTAATCTTTTTAACACCAGCACCAAGATTGTAAACTTTAAAAGGGATGTTTTCTTCTGATAATCGTATAATCATATACTGAGCCGCTTTATTAAATGATGTTGTATGTGAGATTACAGTAAGTTCAGGAGTTACATGATCATACATTTTAATCTCATCATTTAATTTATTCATCCATTTTTTACTTACAACCTTCATATTACCTTCCTTTCTTAATAATCACTTGTAATCGTTAAATGAAAAGGCATGTCAGTCAGTTTCCTACGGGTCCATAGATAAGTATCCACATCACCAATATGCCATCCTAATTCTTCTCTCATCTTCTCACATACTCTAATTGTTGCTGCTCTAATCTGGATTTCCTCAAGCGAATTTTTGGGTATCAGTTTCCCTTCATATATATCTTCTTCTAATGAAGGTGAATATTGAAGGCACCCAAAATGCCTGAGAATTTTTGGTACTTGATAATCTGCTGGTACAGGTAATACTATATCTTTATACCATTCAAACTTACGGTAAATCTGAATAAAGAATAACGATGCTCTTTTTAAAAAGATATCAGATGCAAATCCTTGAAAGTATCTACACATCATATCAATATCAGCATTTTTATTAACTACTTCTCTGGCAAAGTTCTCACCCTTTTGATCTTCCAGTAATTCCAATAGATGTCTTTTTCGTTCTTCAAGCATGGGAAATCTATTAACTGAAAGCAATTCAATCAAAGTATATATAACCTTAGAAAATCTTGTATCATAAGACTTGGATAGTTTAAATGCATACTCAAGGCATTCATACATTGCTGTAGAGGATACATTGTTAGGTCTGATATCAGATACACCATACCAGTAACAATAGTTGATTGAGCTTGCTACCAGTTCCTTTAATACTTCATTATATATACCTATCTGATACTTCTCATTATCATCAAAGAATTTCGGTGGTCCATCTTTTCTCATTCTCTCAATTACTCTATCTACAGTAGACCAAGCTATTTTTACATATTCAGGTTTTGTAGCTAACGCCTGATCTGCAACTTCAAATACATTTTTTATAATCATATATTCTCCTTTCTATATTACCTTTCCATTGATTTCTTTTATAGGTCTTAAATGTCTTTTGGAAGATGTTACGCATATAGGATCAGGTGTTATCCATTTCAATCCACATGGACAAGTATAAACACACGCTTGATTCTGTATTAACATAGAATCACATTGTGGACAAAAATAAGCTACTGTATCTAATGCATGTTCATCTTCTTCTTGGGTTGTATCTGTTACATTTATTACATCATTTATCATACTATTATAATTTCTCCTTCTGGATAAAATTTTCTGAACTTTTTGAGTGTGTCTTCGCTACCACCAAATTCTCTTTGGAGAACTTCTTTTAATGGTTCATGTGGTCTGACAAGACAAGCTATGATAATATCAGAAGTCTTAGCCACTGATGTATTCCTTGCAAAGAATTCTTTTCTGGTTTTTTTCTTAGGTGGAAATAAAAGAATGGGAATGCCATAACCGAAAGCTATCTTTTCAGCAAAGGCATCCCCACCTTGTGGACATCCACCACTGACTATCCAATCACCTTCTTGATAGATTTCAAAGAAGGCATCATGTACAAGTTGATAGTCAGTTCTGATATTTCGTTTTCTTGTTCCAATAATTCCTATTTTTTTCATATCATCCTTTCACAACTGCTAACGGCTTAAGCTCCACGGCTATATCTACAAGGTCTTTTTGATTATCCATGACGGTAGAAATATCCTTGTATGCTCCACTTGCCTCATCAAGATCAGATACGTTTCGAATACCATGGACAATACCCTGTTCATCCAGCTTCTTAATCTCATCCTTCAGGTTCAACTTCTCCTTGGCCTTTGATCTACTCATCAATCGACCAGAACCATGAGAACAAGACTTGAAACTTTCAGAATTACCCTTACCAACTACAATGTAGCTCTTGGTTCCCTGACTACCCGGAATGATACCATACTCATCTTCATATGCTCTGGTAGCACCCTTACGATGCACCAGCACATTCTTACCAAAATGATTCTCCAATGCAGCATAGTTATGATGAATGTTGATATTGGTATTCTTAGCAGCAGTATCAAACTGAACATCTACATGGTTTGATATAGCTTCCATTACTCTCTGCATCATCAACTGACGATTAGCCAATGCAAAGTTACAGCAATAGTTCATTTCCTGAAAATACATCTTTCCTTCTTTGCTATCGAAAGGAAGAAAAGCTAACTGCCAACTTTTAGGAACATTAGACTGCCATTTTTCATTCAATTCAATAGCAATCTTATTATAGTGAGTAGCAACCTTATTACCCAAGTTTCTACTACCAGAATGAATCATGATCCAAATGTAGCCATCACTACCCTGCTGGATTTCAATGAAATGATTTCCACCACCCAAAGTACCAATCTGCTTCTTAGCACTATCCCATTCATCATAGATAACAGTATTATTGAAGTCAAAAAAATCAACAGGTAAATTGGGAATATTATGATCATCTTTATTATGCTTGAAACCAACAGGCACCAGCTTACGGATATCACCCATGATCTTTTTCAAGATGGTCTTATCTAAGCTACCAGCAAACAGGGAAGTTCTTAAAGCTATCATACCGCAACCGATATCAACACCCACGGCATTAGGCACGATGTAACCCTGAGTAGCCATAACACCACCAATAGGCATACCATAACCCTGATGCATATCGGGCATACCAGCAACATGATGGAAAACAAAAGGCAACATAGATAAATGCTCCATCTGTTCAAGAGCACCAGCTTCCACTTCACCTAACCATAATTTGATAGGCACTCGATATTCACCATGCTTATATATAACATTGAAATTATTTTTTAACTGTATCATTTTTCATTTCCTCAATAGTTTTTTCTATTGCTTCTCTGGTATTATCCTTTCCATCCGAATTTTTATGATGGAGCATTCTCTCTCCTACACAAATAGGACAAAAAGGAGTCCCATATTTTTGATTGTGTTTTTTACAATAGTTCACTATAACACACTCCTATAAAAAAAGAAACCTATTTTTTTAAATAGAATCCCAAGGTGTTTCACAGTTCCAGCATCGATTATTATTGCAGAATAGTTCCTGCTCAGTCACAGAAGCACCACAAGCAGTACATTCCATTTCCTCATCAATCTCATCCAGAAAATCCTTGAGATCATCAGCAGTATCAAAGGCATAGAAGTTACCATTGGGATTCTCTACCAGTTTATCATTGATAATAAAACCTTTGCGTACCATTATTTCCATCCTTTCTTTCTGGCTATTTCCAGAAACCATTCACCAGCAACAGCAGCAAGATATCCAATAAAACACATTACAAACATGAAACCCAAAACCTTTAACAATGCCATGATAACTCCTTTAGATATAGGGTTTAATACTCCAAAGAAATTTTTTAGCAATCTCAATCATTTCTTCTCGCAGTTCAGGATGATCCTTGAATGCTTTGATTGCAGCTTTCTGATATTTATAACCAAGCTGATATTCAGTACCATGATCACAGGCAAAATGATAGGATGCTTGGTAACCGTCTTTTGCAAATTGTTCTAAAATCTCGTTCATTTCTAATCCTTTTAGTTAGTTATTATCGCCAAGGGGGTTTACCCCCTTGAGTTAATCCCAATGGTTTTCGTAGTATTCACCACCATGAGAGAAGGTGAAATAACCCTTGCGATAGCTGCACTGTTCTTTTTTATTACCCTGCACGATGAAAGGATAAGAACCAATAAATGAAGTACCACTACCGAAATTTCTTACATGTAACCGGAACTCAGGACCAACAACCCTATTACCAGCTTTGGCTTTACCATTTCCACCAAATTCTTGACCATTGGTGATCGTTTCAACCATCCGACACTTGACGGTTTTACCAGTAGGAGAAACATCAATGATCTTGGCAAAATTATTAATGGTCATATTATAACCATATGAAGCATGAAGTTTTTTGCCTACCCATTCATGTTTCTTAACAGATTTCTTGACAGCTTTCTTGATCTTACGGGTTTTCTTTTCTACCTTTTGAAATTCAGGCACTTCATCATCTCTCAAAGTAGTCAGACTGTTGATTCCTCTTGCCCTCAGAATTGCCATGTCTTTTTCGGTCAATCGGCTCATTTTAAGTCCTTTCGTTGAGTGTTTCTTTTATATTATATGATGTGATTTACCCTGTCAAGTCTTTTTTTCGCCATGGGGCAAAGCCCCATATTTTATTTTTTGAGATACCGTTTCATAGCTGCCATGGCCTTTGCCTTTGTATCATAACCATGCATATTGTTCAATCTGCTGTTGAATCCTGCGTGACCAAAAGTAATAAACCATCTTTTGGTTTCAGGAAGCATGGCAACCGCATTTTCACAGTTAGCATCCCGGCAAAAACCAGTTTCGTAACAAGATTTGGCAGAAAAAAGAATGTTGTTAAGGGATTCTTGAATCGGAATGCTCATTGTTTTGTCCTTTCGGTTTGGTTTGAAGTTACTCATATATATTGCAGTTGCTGTGCCAAGATTGTAATTTTTTTTATATAGTTATTTCAGTCACTTGAAAAATTAGTATTTTTGATTGGGTAAAAAACATGACAAAAATTGTCAAACTTATGACAAAAATTGTCCAGATAGTTATATACTTTACTCCGGTAAATTTGTAAGTACTTGATATTATTACAAGTGAAAAGTTGGCACAGGGTCTGCATATAAGTATGGCATGAAAACACAAGATATAGAAAAGCTGACTATTCCTAAACAGTATGCTCAAATTGAAGATAAGACTTTTGAGATGCTTGAAGATGAATTGATGGATGTATATAATAGGTATCCAGATTATAATGATCCTGAATATGGTGGCAAGGGTTTCAATGCAATGGTTGATCTTTTTGCTTCTGATGATTTTTACCATGAACATTATGTAGCTAAAGAATATCTTAAACTGAAAGGATAAAAAATGGATATCATCGAAAAGATCATGAAAGAGCAGATGGGTTTTATTGTAGATGATAATCAGCTTCTTCAGATTATCGCCATTGACCCTAATTATGAAATTCTGATTCGGGCAAATCTTTATCGTATAGTTGTACCTGCTTATAAAGTGGTGGAGAAGATAAAGAAAATCAATGATGAAAAAAATAATCATGTTCGTGATATTTCTATTGGTTTTACCCGTATCGGTTAAAAAAGTTCTTGACAGGGAACATATTGTTTGATATGTTCCCTTCATAACCTCAAAAAAGGAGTGTGTAACATGACGTTTTTTCAAGCAATCGAAACTAAAGATGTAAACGTGGCTATGGAAGCAGGTAACCATAACTTTGAAGCTATCAAAGAAGATTTGTTTACTGCTGATGGTCTTCGTATTCCCGATCATGTTGCTGTTCTCAATCAAAACACTGGTGATTATTTGGGTACAGTTGGCAGGGGTTACGAACCAGTTCAACCGGAAACATTCTATGAGTTAGCTGATGAGTTCATCGAATCAACTGATGCAATGATTGATGGTGTTCTCAATTTCAGGAATGGATCAACTATGGGTCTGTCCTTTCATATCGCAGATCGTGAGTATATCGCTGGTGATCCGATTTCACTCCGGTTCATGATGGTCAATGGTTTTGATGGTTGGCAGGGTCTGAATGGTTTTGCTCCTACCAATCGGATAGCTTGTCTGAATGTATGTAATTCATCCAATCGTGTCTATAACCTGAAGCATACCAAAAATGTTCTCAATCGTGTTCAGGTTGTCAAGAACATGCTCAAGTATTATCAGAATGAGATTGCATCATTTGATGATAAGATGAATTATCTTGTTGGACATCGTATGAATGAAGCAGAGGCTGTCAAGTGGTTTCGTTCTCTGTTTCCGAAACCTACTTCCCGTAGGTCTGAAACCATACTGGATAACAAGGTTGCGGTTTTTGTTGATTGTCTATTGCATGGTAGGGGTTCTGAAATTGCTGGTGTTCGTGGAACGTCTTACGGTGCTTTTCAGGCACTTACTGAGTATATCAACCACCACCGTTCAGTTCGGGTAACAGAAGGTAGAGAAGAAGATGAAGTCCGTTTTGAAGCTATCCATTTTGGTACTGGTAACTCTCTTACTCAGCGTGGATTGACTTCTCTTACCACTGGTTTCGGTTTTACTGCTGACGAATTTCGTATCGATTAAAAATACTGTCAAGGGGAATTTTTTCTAAAGTTTCCCTTGACAGTGGCGATAAGATATAGTAAGAACATAATCATTAATTGAAACTTTAATTGAAAGGATATAAGATGAATTCATTTCTTGAAGGACCGCATTCTGATGAATTGGAGAATCTTAAAGAAGATGTTGATTTTGAGATTTTTGATCTTGAAGAATTCGATACTTGCATGAAAGAAGGAGTTGAGGATCGTGGTATGGAGGATGATGTACCATTTTAAATGGGTGTGCTCTGTTAAGAAGGGATGGTAGTTTTCTACCATCCCTTCTTTTATTGGGTATATTGAGTAACCGTATCAGCAACTTTATTGGATACTTTACTGCTTATTCTTTTCACTGTCGGTATAACTTCACGAACTTCTTTTTCCCTTGCATTATCTCTTGCTTTGGCATTTGCAACACTATTAGTATCGACGTTGATAATAGTACCATACTGAATGGTTCCTGCATATAATGGACTTAAATCTTGGAATGTCAATTGTAAATTACAGCTACTTGGATATCCTTTTATATAAGGAGAATTCCATGTTGGTTGAACAGCTATAAGAGCACATGTTCGATAGTCTATAAATGGCACTGGAAATGTTGATACTTCAAACATATAAGGAAAATCAATAGTAACACCACCTTCATTAATTAAATCAGGAGATGAGTATTTCATTAATGCTTGGATAGGTTCAATCAATTGTTTTTCTGGATGATTATCATTATTTCTCATTTCATTAAACAATACAAATTCAAGAATCAATTGTCTTCTATCTGAATTAGCATAATACATTGGTGTATCTATTTTCCATTTTTGTATACTATGTCCCGGCATAGCTGCAAGTGCCTTCTGTGCCAAACCTTCTACTGTAATAGACTCTTTTGCTCTTTTAGGAGAAGATGTTGATTTATCTTTAGCACTATCTGAAAGATATTGTTGTTCAACTTCTTTTAGTTTAGCACCAATATAATTTCCTATTGCATTTGATCCTGATTTTAATTCATTGGTTAATTTGACAAGTGATCTTGCTTTCTGAGCTAATCTTGATGCTACTGATTCATATGCTTCCCAATGATGAACAACATTCTCATTTAAAGATAATGGTGCGAGAAATTCAAATGTAACATTAGTATCAGCCGTTGAGATTGGAGCATCAGCACCTTTACTATATTGATCAAGTATTTTCTTAGGTCGCATTCTAATCCATACAGAACCACTTCTGCTTTCTTCTCCTTTTGACCATGGAGAAATACCAAAAGGTCTTCTATATAGTTTTACGTCCTGTGATTCTTTATCTCTTGTTGATCTTGGTCCTTTTCTATGTGTTGTTGCCATTAGAATCCTTGTGAGTTAAGTGTATTTATTGCTAAACCAAAATTATCTATTTCATCAGGAACTTGTTTAACATCTCCTTGTCCACCATTACTTCTTAGTCCTGAGAACCAGTTACCAACTCCCCTTCTTAATTGTGCTGCATATGTTCCTTCTTGTATTCTTTTCATTGCTTCTTGGTTTTCTTTATGCCATTGTTCTTCTCTTTTTGCTTCTTCTTCTTTCTCTTTTACTCTTGATTCAACACCAGCTACATCAACCCCTCTTGCTATCTCTGCTGCTTTTAATGATCTTGCATTTTCTAATGTTGATTTTTTTGTTGGATGATTTGTAAGCATCATATCCATTTTCATACCACGAATATTATTAGCCAATTCTTTACCTACCATTGGAATAGAACTAGCAGCATTAGCAGCATTTTCAATCATACCATTTATTAGACCCGTAAAAAAATTACTCAATTTTATTCCAAAATTTACGATATCATTTATAAACTGACCAGTAAGAAAGTAATCCCATCCTGCTTTCATTGCTTTCATCCACTCATCCAGTTTGGCTTGTACATCCATTTCCTCACCAAACATTTTCATAGCAAGATTCATTGTATTTAAGAATAATGAAAGTGGAAGTTCAATCCAATCATCTAAAGCTGCCCAAAGACCTTCTCTTACCTTATCCCATTTAGTACCTACTGTTTTCTCATATGCTTCCATAAAATCCAATACATCTAATAAAATAGCTATTGGAAGAAGTAATCTTTTTATTCCTAATTTTAACAATCCCATTGATTTTTTTAAATAAGGAATATCATCTATCCACTTTAGCCACTTTGATTTTCTCAACATTGCTAATCCTTCACCAAGTTTCTTAAATTTAGGACTCATAGAAATCAATCCACCAAGACCCATTAAAGTAGCAAGTCTATCACCCAAGTATCCCGCCAATCCTTTTATTATACCTGCTAATATCAGACCCAATAAAGTAGCCATACCTATATCTTTAGCTGTAACTTTCTTATTGAGAAAATCCATCTTGAATCGTTTCATTTGTAAAGCAAGCATTTTTCTTAAAAGTTTTACTTGAGTACCCGCCCATTTAGGTGTTTTTTGAAACAGGAATTCCCATGCTCCTTTGGTTGCTGATACAATAGAATCTTTCATAGAACCTAACAAAGCAAACCATTCTGATTCCTCACCGAATAAACTGAGAAAATGAGATTTTAATTCTTGGAAGAATCGAGTAAAGTGTTGAGCGACATTCATTACCATGTTCTTTGTTTTACCAAGAACACCAAAACTCATTTTGTTTGCCAATCTAAATGTTGCTTCGGTCATGTCTAATACTTTACCCCATGCACCTTCACGTTTCTTTATAAATCTACCATTTTCATCTCTGGCTCTTTCTGTAAATGCTCTTTGTCTTTTCTGTTGTTCTTCTTGTTCATCAGTAATTTTCAACCATTTGTCAAGCATCTCACGTTCTTTCTCGCTCATTGCTTTGACTTGTGCTGAACTACCAACATACATTTTTAAAATGTTTACTGCTTCAGAAACAGTCTTATTAAGAGATTTTAATTCTTGATCTGTAGTTGCCATTATTATTTATCCATTGCTTTTTTCTCTGCTTCTAAATCCTTGATTAATATATTCACATAAATATCTTTTTCAAATTCTGCCATTCTGTTTGTTTCAGATACTGGCATATTACATTTTTTAGCAAGAATATATTGTTGTTCAATTATATCCTGAAAATTACCCCACAAATTAATTAACCAAAAAAATTTTGCTGAATTGGTATATCACTTACTTCTTCATATTGACAATGTTGGCATTTTACCTTCTGTTCTAATTTCCATCCAAAAGTCATATTATCTACTTCTTTTCTTATAGCTTCCATTCCTGCCAGTGGAATGTTCTCTATGAAATACATTCTATCTTTGATATCAATATCACTATCCAATCCAGATGGTGTTTCGATTTTATCTATTGCACATGCATGAAACATAACCTGAAAGATATATGCTTTCTGAGTATCACTGAGACTTTTTGGGAAGTATTTTGGTTTCATATCTTCTTTCTGGTGTTTTCTTTTTATATGTCTCAGATGCACTTTTATCTGACCAAGTTCTACAATATGATTTTCTTCACTATCTAAATTTGTTAATTCCAATTCATCCAGATTTACTCTGTTCAATGATTGAGATTTACATTTAGGACAATCAAATTTAAACTCAAGTACTTCTCCTTTTGTCTTCTTACGAATTTCCATCAATAAGAACATTTTATCATATAGATAAAGATCATCCATATTGAACCCTTCAGATGAAACACTTGATGATATCAAATCATCAAGTGCCTGTTCTTGTACTACATAATTTGTTTCATTCTCATAAGTGAGAAGTCTTTTAATTTGACCCGTTGTTAATGGTTTGAATTTAACTACTTTTTTACTTCCCGGTAATTGACATTCAAACTCATATACATTTACATAATCTAAAAAATTCGGTTTGTTATCTGACATATTTTCTCCTTTTCTACAGTTTATTTATATATTAACCACCAGTTTCAGTGAAACTTGTTTCATGGTAGCTGTAAGTAAATGTTACATCAAACTGAGCGATTTCAGTGGTAGAGTAGTCCATTTGAATTTGTGCTACTTCTTTAGGCCATGCATCGTGAATTGTGAACTCAAGAATGACTTGACCTTCATAACCAATCATCTGTAATCTCTGGTCTGCCATAAACACATCATGAGTACTATAGAAGTTAGTCACTGGATCATGGCATAGATTTGACCATTCCTCAAATGTTTGTCTAATCTTAGCGTCTTTATCCACATTGAAAGTAATAACAACATCTGTATAGGTATGTTTACCCGGAAACTTCCAATCGAATCCTTGCCAGTTTAGAACCACTTCTTCAAGAGCAGTTGATGGCATCTGAGCAGTCTTTACTAAATAAATAGCATCCTCTTGACTAACACTCGCACCAAGACCTCCCGGCCATTGTGGTTGGTAGTAGAACAGGCTTGACTTTGCTCCATCTCCGAATCTTGCTTTAAATGCTTCTATATTAAATGATCTTACATCAGGCATTTTCTTATCTCCTTATTTCTTCATTTTTAATTTTTTTAAGGCTTTTTCTAAATCAGGTATTACTTTGGTTTTGAAAGTTTTTAGACTTTGCAATGCACCATCATAATTTTCATAACCAATCATTCTTTGAATATCTTTAGGCCAACCAACTAATACTTGAACAAGTCCAAATGCCTCTTTATCTTTTATACCTTTACCAGCAGTATAATCTTCTTCCATAGGCATATCTTTTTTGCCTTTTCTTTTTTTCTTTTTCATTCCAGTACCATCTTTGCTTCCAGCACCAGAACCATCACACTTCTCATCCATATATTGTAAAAATCTACTCATCATTTTCTCCTGTTATAAGGGGGGTAAACCCCCCCCATTATTTTATGGTGTTGATGCTGCAACCAGTTCGGTAAAACTTGCTCCTGTCTTAGTAGCAATCAAGTTCAGCACGATAAATTCTGCTGCTCTTGTAGGTTTGATATAAATATCACACCAAAGTTCATTTCGATCAATTCTCTCTGCTGAGTTGTTTCTCTCATCACAGACAATTAGGTAATCGAAAATTCCCCTTCTTGCTACGATATCTCTCAAGAAAGGATCGATCATATTAATGATAGCCAATCTTGTGAAGGTATCATTTGGTTCAAACAGGAAGTACTTCAATGCGGTACTTACCGCTTTACCGATTATGATAAATAGTCTTCTCACATTAACTCTATTAAATGCTGAAGATTTATCAAGCATGTTTTTCTGACCCCATACAACCTTTCCTTGACCCGGAAAGCTCACGATAGGATTCAGACCATTCTTATAAAGAATATCTCTTTCACCCTTTACAGGATTCCAACCAAGTTTCCTTACATTATTTATTTGACCTCTATTCAAACCTGCTGGTGCAAACCATGCTTCTGCTACATCGTCAGTATTTGCGTAAATACCAGCAACATGTCCTGAAGCTGGTATCCATCTATGTTTAGCATTCCACTTATCATAGACTTCTAACCAGTTTGCATAAGTAGCAACATAACTTGTGTTGATATTCAAATTATATGTATCATGATTTCCAAATCTATAATCTCTACAATCAGTAGCTTCACTACCTTTATTATTTACTACTAATGATTTAGGTACATCCAAAACACCAACTGCATCTGCTCTTGCAATACAGGTAGTATTAATATATTCCTTAACAGTAGTAGATTTACCAGAATCTATAAAGATATTAACATCAATTGATTCTGGATCAGCGTATAAATCAATTGCCTCCATAATATCAGCATCTTGTACAACATCACCGTTACCTCTTGCTCCACCACCAAGTGATTGATAATCTGCCATTCCCAATGTAGAGAAGTCTTTATTCTTAAATAATGCTGTAGTTGCTACTCTAATATAACTTGAGTTATTATTAATCCAATTCTCAACGTAGATATTAGCACCAGTATCATCAACTTCATCAGGATCAGAACTTACAAGATGAACTTCTACTATTTCATAGGGAACCGGATTCTTATTAATATTTTCTTGTTTTGCTCTCTTTACTAGAACAAGAAATTGTTTATCATTATCAAAAGAAGCATCTACTTCTTGATCTAAATCATCATATAATGTTGCTGATAATCCAAGACTTGCTGCTGCTGTTCCTTGTCTTACACCATTATAAGCATTTCTACCTACAATTGCTATTTTAACATAGTTACCCCATTCCCCTCTACTTGAAGCAATAAATGCCATATCCTGACCATTCTCTGGTCTACCTGTATCGAATGTGGTATCCTCATCACCAAAGTAATCAGGGTCTTTTGAATCAAAATCACTTAACTGATATCCGTTTGCTGTTGTATATGCTGTAAACACATCCCCTCCTGCTGAAACTGCTGTTGCCATTGTTCCATAACTACCCGCAAAGGTAGCTGATGGAGCTAATACTCTTGTACAGTACAAATTTTGACCGAATTGAAGAAATCCTGCTGCTGCCATGATATCTTCATATGATTGACCTCTCTTTGAGAAACCACCTGCTGCTACTGATAATGCTTCCTCTGGTCTACCAAAGATATCAACTAATTCATCAATATCGTTTACCAATTGTGTCTTTAACTCTGGACCTTTCCATGTATCTCTAAGGGTGATAACACCGATAGATGTTGCTACTGCTGGAATGGTAGTAGTTAAATCAATTTCGTTTACGTCCACCAAAGGACTTAGATACATTGCCATATTTTCCTCCATTTTCAGATATTAATCTGAGCTTTTCTATCCTTCATATATATTTATATTTTTTAAACTTTTTTTTCAGTTATGTTATGCTGGTAGTACTGACGATTCACTTGAACTTGAGCTTAATGAACTTGAACTTAAAGAACCACAAACCAAGAACTCAATATTTGTTACACTAAATGATGTACTATCAGCATAATTAGTAAATGTTAATAGAGTTAAGTCATTTGAAGTCCATTCAATATCAAATGTTCCCATACCAGAAGGAGTAACAGTACCATATTCACCAGCAGAAACATTAGTTGATAAAAGTTCATTAGTTGGAAAATCAAAAGAACGTAATTCCATTGTTAGTGGAATATCCGGTGTCCATGTAACTCTTATTTTACTAGGTCTAAATCCAGATGCCCATGGCGATGGCTCAGTCAATGGAGCTAAACCAACACCCGGATAAGCGAAAGTAACACTATCCCATTGTTCTAATTCAGAATTCCATGTTGCTCCCCCTTCAAGATCCTCCCATATTGTATTATCAAAATAGGTTTGCCAAGTAGGAGGACCAAATGGACAAGATGAACTACTGCTATTACTAGTCGAACTACTGCTATTGCTTCCCCCTAATTCTTCTACTGTTCCATAACAACCTGCAAAGGTAGCACTTGGTGCGAGTACTCTTGTACAATATAAATTCTGTCCAAATTGTAAGAAACCAGCAGCAGATAGTAAATCTTCATATGATTGACCTCTCTTTGAAAATCCGTTTGCTGATACTGATAATGCTTCCTCTGGTCTACCAAAAGTATCTATCAATTCATCAATGGAATTTACTAATTGAACTTTTAATTCCGGTCCTTTCCATGTATCCCTTAATATAATAACTCCTATTGACGTAGCAACAGCAGGTATTGTTGTGCTTAAATCAATTTCATTTACATCTACAAGGGGTGATAAATACATTGTCATATTATTCTCCTAAAAATATTCTTCTATTCTTATTTATAAAATAAAAGGTTCAGTTGGTACTGTGAAATCAGATTTATATAAACATTTATATTTAGTAACTCTCCATTCATCCCAATAACTTCTAAAATTCTCAGAACCAGCGTTATTTCCTCCAAAATGAAATCTAGTTTGTGTTAAATCATTTCCATTATCTCCATGAGTTTCTTCTGTTATTCTTATACCATTTACAAAATATCTCCATATATAACCTTCTCTTGTTAAAGCTATATGACTCCATACATCATTAGCTATAACTGCTCCATTAGAAGGAGAAACTACATTTACATAAACACCAGAACCATATGTTTGAACAAATAATACACAAGGACTTGATGTAGCTTCATGTATAATCCAAAGACCACCTGCTGTAGCATTATTTCCTATTTGAAAAACTCTACCATATGCATCTCCCAATCCATTATTAGCTGGTCTTATCCATCCTTCAATAGTAAAGTCTTCTGTTCTTAATGCTTCTGGTGGGAGAGCAGTTCTAGAAAGTAAAGTATCCGTATCACCATCACATCCTAAAGAAGAAGACCCAAATTTGAATTGTGCTGTTCTCAATCCAGCATTATCATAATGACCAAAAGCATCTAATCCACGAACATCATCATCTACTACTTGACTAAGGTTTGGTCCTTCAAAATGGACAAGAGATATAACTTTAGCACTTGTACTTGAAGAACTACTCACTGAATTTGATGAACTACTAAATGAGCTTGAAGATTCAGAAGAACTTGAAGAACTCTCACTTGAAGAAGAAGAACTATATGATCCTTCTATAAGCATGTGATCATTAAAAATATACATTGTTGTTTTATTTTTATTTGTATCTAATAGGTCATCTAAAACTCTCCATTCAGCAACTATACCATCCCATCTTGAATTTGGATTATTAATTAATCCACCTAATCCAAAATTATAATCATCATAATCATCATTTCCTGAAGAACCAGTACCATCATCATAGAAAATCTCACCTAAATATACTTTAGGATTAGTTACTGTCATAGTTTGAGAATAAGAATACCATACATCACCTGATGCTGTATCACTAAAACTAGTACTTCTACCACCAGTTACATTACACCATGCTCTTGCAGGATTAGTTGTATCATACCACAAACATCTATCATTTTGACCCATAAAAGGACCACTAGCAGTAGTTTTTATTGCAGGATCATTATCAGCTTTAAAGAACATTTCTATTTGAGCAGATGTATAAAATCTTGTTTTCTTAATATTAGTATCAAGATATTGATCAACACCATTGAAATGCCATCCATAACCCATTGGTGTATCTTCTACCCATGCACTTGCTGGTAAAGTATTTGTTATATTAAAACTTCCATTTGCTGAATTATAAAAAGTAGATGCACTTGCTGGTTCATCAAAGTGTATTACTTGTCTATATTGTTGATTATTTCCAAGTACAGCTTCACTCCATACTGATTGTGCTGGTGTAGTTCCTTTTATACCAACATTAGCTGAATTATCAACACCATCAATTCTCACTATTATGTTTCTATTTACACCTATATTTAAAGGCATAGCAAACCAAATTATAGGATTACCAGTATTCCAATTTAATATCTCAGCAGGATATTCAGTACCATCTGATGCTAATTTTATATGTAAATTCTCTAATGGTTTTCCACTTTGAACTATTGGAGATGTTTCATCAAGTTTTAACATTACAGGATAAACATTATTTCTGAATATATTAGCACCACTTGTATGATAAAATAGTTCTATTGGTGTAAATGAGAAAGAGCTTGAGCTTGACGATAAACTTGAGCTTGAGCTTGAGCTTGAAGAACTATAACTTGAGCTTGAGCTTGAGCTTGAAGAACTTAGGCTTGAAGATGAAGATGATCGTTCTGATTCGCTACTTGATGATTTACTACTTGAACTAAACTCAATTGACCATGCTGTATCTCTTACATAGAAGTAATCATAATTGAAATTGACAGTACTTTCTAATAACACATCTCCTTCATGTTGAGAAAAAGAAACTTCTCCCATTGTGCTAGGCCAGATACCTACAAAGATAACTTCTAATATTGCATATCCATAATTATTAGTGACAACAAGAGAACAATCAACTGAATACTCATCATGATATTCAGATATTTTATTGTTATTATTGTTAATATAACTCATCCAATCGAATAATAATTTCCAATTATAAAGCAATGAATCGACAGTAAAGCTAACCATCCATGGATCATATTCCATTGGTATCATTCCACGCTTTGTTTTATTACCTTGCCATCTATGTTCTTCATTTGCTAAAGTAATTGATGGAAGCATTGTGGTATGGATATTCATAATAAATGGATTATTAGCACCGATAGAATTCTCACCGGGAATTAATGGAAACACTAATTGATAATTCGTAGGTGTTCCCTTATCCATATTATTCAAATTTGATGTGTTACATACTATCATAATCTTATTTATATATACCGTAAAATATTAACTTGTGCTTAAATTACTTCCTTTATCAATAGAATACTAAACTGCTATATCTTAAAGTGTAAGAAGATCGCCCATAATATTATGTGATACCGCTTTAGCATAAGCATCTGAACGTCCAGCAAGAGACAGTCTGAATTCAGACATAAGCCACTCATGTTTGTCTCCATAGACAGGACGATACCCATACACTTGAAAAAGAACGGAATCGGTGTCAGTACTTGATTCTAATAATACTTCTCCATTATTATATATAGTTAGTGTACTTGATGTTCTCTTAACTATAAAATGAGTCCACTCACCAACAACAATATCAGCATCCTCGTAATTTGTGCTGCTGCCCCCACTATCAAGATCAACATAAATCTTTACATTTGCGTGAAAGGCTATTCCTTGGTAAGAATTTCCAGAAGCATTTCTGCATATACTGGCAACAAACGTGGGAGGGAGTTCTTGTCTGTTATATAAAAAGTCTAAAGTAAAATCTCCTGATATAGAAAAGTCTTCTGATATATAATCATTAACTCCATCAAAGTGGATATGAGCATATCCATCTTCTCTTGAAAAAACTGGTGTTCCGTGAAGTGTTCCATCATGAGCATTTACAGTAGAATCTGTGGCATCTTCTACTAAATGCCAAACCGCTTCATAGTCCTCATCCCATACACCTTGAGCAGCAATTTCTCCTGTCTCCCCTATATAACCTGTTATTCCGTCACATGAGTTAATTGTGAAGTTGTCAAGTGTTACATCAACAACCCCATTATTCTCTTGCTCAAAAAATAATTGAACAGTGAGATCATTTGAATTACTCGTTACCAAACTTATTCCATCTGTATTACCTGAACCCCATACCCACTCATCAGTCACCCCCCAATAATAGGCAGTTATCAATCCACTACTATTTCTAGTAAGTCTTAACTTACCAGTAGTATGAGCAGTCCACAAAGAGGTTTCAGTTCTATCTGTTCCATATACTCTATATTCTTGATCCCCATCAGAACTTTTCTGCATGTTAATCAAACCAATTTGGGAACCAGCATCCAATAATCTGAATATAGGTAAGTGATGAAAACCATCATCTGGAGTTGTGAGAGAAATAATATCAAAATCAATTTGAATATCAAATGCTCCAGACAGAATAAAATTACTATCAATTTGAGTTTTGTGATTTGCATCATCTCCAAGAGAATTATATTCCAATTTATTATTTTGAATACTCAGATAATCAGAACCAACAGAAACGGTTTTTGTCCATTTGGCAGAGTCAGGAGAGCTACCATCTTCTCCTGTGAAATCATCAAATACTTCAGGAGAAGTTATTACCCGTTCGTAATTATTTTCTTCACCAAAAACAACCTTGATGGTAGTGTCTTCACTACTGGAAGCTGACGGAATTCTCGCATGAAGAATACCAAGATCATTTGTTGGGTTCCATTCTTCTACTTCTGTGTAACATTCAACATCATCTACAGTGATATGGAGATACTTCCAATCTGTAGTCTCTGTAGCAGATACAATAGTAGATGGAAGAACTATTCTTACCGGAAAGTTGGTAAGAGTGGCATCAATTTTACTACTATCTATTGTGTAATATAGTGGTGGTGTAGTAGAACTTGAGCTTGAACTTGATTGACTTGAACTACTTCCTTCTGTTAATAGTATATTTTTCAATACTGCATTTGTAGCTTTTAACCATGCAGCAGATCGAGTAATAGAAGATATCCGAACTTCTCCAATTTGCCCATTAAACCAAATGGACGATGGATTATCCCTATTATCTTTTCCAATTTTTAGTGAATAATCATTTTGCAGACTTCCTGATCCTAAAGTATCATCATTATTTTTTGTCACTGTATCTTCTATTCCAGAAACAAATAGCTTCAGAATTTCACTCGCACCCGATCCATCGTAAGTATGAGCAAGATAATAAAATTCATCATCTTCTAAAATGATGTCTGCGGTATAATCTTTTACATCTGATGAACCTTCTCTTAAGTAAACCCTGAACTGCTGTGAGTCAGTGAATTCAAAATTTATTGCTCCGACTGAAGAATTGCGATAGTTGCCAATGATCACACCCCTGTCGTTATCTCTTTCACCAAGAACAAATGCTTCAAATGAATGTTTTTCATCTCCTTGTAAATCCAGAACATTCACATCAGTGTCGGTTCCCATATAATCGTTACTGCCATCAAAATCTATTGCTTTACCAAATACTCCATCTACTAAATCACCAGAAGTCATACTACCATAAGTAGTACAATGTCTCTCATGGGAAGTAGAATCAAGGACCACCTTTGAAGCATCCGTTGGGTCTTGATTCATATGGTAAACCATTTCAAAACCAGAATTCCATACATTCTGTGCAGCAGATGTTCCAGTAGAACCAATATAAGAATTATTACTTCCATATTCTAATTTAAGATTGATATCATGTCCACTTGGAATAAATGGAACTTTAGTCCATATTGTTCCAGATGTTTCCCAACTTTCAACTTCAGTAAATAATTCAGTACCACCAGATGTTACATGTAAATTCTCATATGAATTAGCACTTGTAAAATCAGATGGAAGTATTATACCTACTGGAAAATCTATTAAGTTCTCATCTATATTATTACTATCAATGGTGTAATATAATGGTGGTGTAGTACTACTTGAACTTGAACTTGAAAGAGAACTACTACTACTTGAACTTGAACTTGAAAGAGAACTTGAAGAACTTGAACTTGAAAGAGAACTTGAAGAACTTGAGCTTGAAGAACTTACTGATGGACAAATAACAGTACCACTATTGACAATAAAATTATCAATATCACATCTATTATTATCACCTGCATTATAGTCATACATTAAGAATCTAACAAAACAATCATCTGTAGTCATTGTTTTACTACCAGCAGAAGACCAACTACCAGAATTAGCATTATCATAATATACTGATACTGTTGATCCACTTCTTGTTATTCTTAATCTACCATAATCATTTGTTCTTCCATAAGTATCATCATCAGGCGAACCTGTACTAAATCTTCTCAAGTAATTATTTCCACCTTGATATTGTGGTTTTATAAAAACAAAATATCCATTATCAAAGTGAATTTCTATAGCCATTCCAGCAGCAAAATTATTATTAGTTACTAAATTTTTATAATCACATTGAATATCAAAATCACCACTTATCTTAAATTTTGAATCAATATATGCATTATCACCACCAGCATTATTTGAACCAGTTAAAGTAAATCTAGCAGCAGATGCACTTATTTTTACATCATAAGCTGTAGGTGAATAATCAGTAGTTATCGCTGTCCATCTATTAGGATTAAGATCATCACCATCTGCTCCTGAAAAATCATCACTTGCTGTTATGAAGCAAGAGCTTGAACTTGAGCTTGAAAGAGAACTACTACTACTTGAACTTGAGCTTGAAAGAGAACTACTAGAAGAATTACTTGAGCTTGAAAGAGAACTACTAGAAGAATTACTTGAGCTTGAAAGAGAACTACTACTCAAAGAAATACTTGAAGAACTGCTTGAATAACCATCACTTGGTGGTAAGAATCCTTCTGGTGGTGTATATTCTAATTGATATGTTCTTGATCTAATTTTACATTTTTGTTTAATATCAGTATTAATAGCAAAAAATGCACTTGATCCTATAAATTCAGTTTCAGTATAAGATGGAGAACCAGAAACACCCGGAAGACCTGTATCCCATGTTCCATTTTTTCCAAACCAAATATCACCAGTACCCATATCCCATGCTATCATCATAACATCCGGTGCAGCCCAATTATGATTATAGGTAAAATAAGTACCATCATGATATAATCTATTAAAATAATTTATAGTACCAACACCAACAGCACTTCCATCTTGTCCTATAAATCCATTATCTCTATGATTACCATCCATTAAACCAAATCCCGGCCAATGAAATGAAGTAGAGCTTGCTTCTATCCATTCTAACTCTATATACCATTTACCAGTGGTAGTATATCCAACAGTTCTCATTATATCATTATTTGATGTATTATTATGATGTATTTCTCTATCTTGATCAAAAAAATCATAATTTGATGCTGTTGTATATGTAGAATCAAATCTGAATAAATCTAAAAATGTACTTGAAGATTCAGAACTTGAAGATTTAGAGCTTGAGCTTATCGATGAACTTGAAGAACTCAGGCTTGAGCTTGAGCTTGACATAGAACTTGAGCTTGAGCTTGAAGAAGAACTCAGGCTTGAGCTTGAGCTTGACAGAGAACTTGAGCTTGAGCTTGAAGAAGAACTCAGGCTTGAGCTTGATGATGATATCCAAGATCGACTACTAGATGATTGAGAACTTGAACTAAATTCAGCAGTCCATTCTGTATCCCTAATATAGAAGTAATCATAATTAAAGTTTACAGTACTTTCTAATAGCATATCTCCTTCACGTTGAGAAAAGGATATCTCACCAATCTGCATAGGCCAAATATCTACAAAGATGATTTCTTTCACCATATTACCATAGTTATCAGTAATCACCATTGCAGCATCAACAGAATACTCACTATGATATTCAGCTATTTTATCATTGTTATTGTTGATAAACTGCATCCATTTTCTCAGTAAATTCCAGTTAGCAAGATTTACATCTACAACAAAACTTACTAACCAAGGATCAAATTCCATAGGTGATAGAGCACGTTTAGATTTAGTTCCATGCCATCTAAGTTCTTCTACTGCTATTGAAACTGGTGGAACAATAGCTGAATGTATGTTCATAACAAAAGGATTATTAGCGGCTATAGTAGTCTCTGTGGGTATCTTAGGAAATATCAATTGATAATTCGTAGGAGTACTCTTATCTATGTTATTCAAATTTGATGTGCTACATACTATACTCATAATCTTATTTATCCTGAACTTGAACTTGAACTTGAACTACTTCCTTCTGTTAATAGTATATTTTTCAATACTGCATTTGTAGCTTTTAACCATGCAGCAGATCGGGCAATATTAGAAATACGAACTTCCTCTACTTCTCCTGCTCTATATCCAATTGTTGAGTCTGGTGTTCCACCAATACCAATGGTATCAATACCTGTAGGCCAAGCATCTCCACCAGTATCCTCTTGCTCTGTTCCTCCATTAGTATATAATTTTCTACTCGTAGAAGTAACTAACGCTGAAGCTAAATAAGCAAATTCTCCTGCATCAAGACTTACTGTTCCATTTAAAAGAGTAGTACCAGTCGAGTAAAAATTTAATCTTCCAATGTTTCCATACATATTAAGTAATACCATTTGATCTGGTTCACTAACATCTCCAATTCCAACTGACGGATTGTTATTTGATGCTGCTGTAATAGTAGCACGACCAGCACATTCTAAGGTAGCAGGGTAATCTGTTAAACCAGAAACACTTGCAGTAACAATATCGTTGTTACCATCAAAATCTATTGCTTTACCAAATACTCCATCTATCAAATCATCTGAAGTCATTGATCCATTAAATGATCCATTATGTAAATTAGAAGTACTATCTAATAATGTTCCACCAGTTGGATTTTGACTCATATGATATACAGCTACAAAGTTCTCATCCCATACTGTCTGTGCAGCACTTGTACCCGTAGAACCAATATAAGAATTATTACTATTATATTCTAATGTCAGTACTGTATCTCTGTTTGCTGGTATCCAAGGAACTTTAGTCCATATTGTTCCAGATGTTTCCCATGTATCTACTTCAGTATAAAGTTCATTACCACCTGATACAGTAACATGTAAATTCTCATATGAATTAGCACTTGTAAAATCAGATGGAAGTATTATACCTACTGGAAAATCTATTAAGTTCTCATCAATCTTACTACTATCTATTGTGTAATATAGTGGTGGTGTAGTACTACTTGAACTTGAACTTGAAGTAGAAGAACTTGAACTACTTCCTTCTGTTAATAGTATATTTTTCAATACTGCATTTGTAGCTTTTAACCATGCTGATGATCTTTGTATATTAGAAACTCTTACTTCTCCTATTTGACAATTTAGATAATCAACAGAGAAATAATTATCTGGTACTTTCGCTAATAATGGAGGACTAAAATCAGCAGTTCCATTAGGAGCAGAGATAGAATCTGTGTCATCATTTTTGTATATATTAAAAGTACCATTTACTTCATATGATGCAGCAAAGTATTCAAATACATCAAGATTGACAGGACTAATAGTTAAAATTACTTCATTACCATCTACACCAAATCTATAATCCCATGAACTACCATTATTGAAATTATAAATTCTAAGTCTATCTGAAAAATCTGATCTATCGGAAACAAAAATAGGAGCATAATTATTACTACCACCTAAAACATCTATTAAAGTAAATACTTCAACTGTTCCTATGGTATTATCCATTACATCTGGCATACTTATATAATCATTACTACCATCAAAATCTATTGCTTTACCAAATACTCCATCTACTAAATCACCAGAAGTCATAGAACCATGGGTATCACCATGATTTCCATTAACTGTGGAATCTAAAATTGTATCTGTTCCATCGGTTGGGTCTTGACTCATATGATATACAGCTACAAAGTTCTCATTCCATACATTCTGTGCAGCAACTTCTCCTGTTTGACTTATATTCCAAGGAACAATAACATCACAAGAATTTATAGCAAAATTATCAAAGGTATAAACTAATGGTGTTGCTGAAGTAGAATTACGATATGCCATAAATCCTACATAAACATCGTCTTCTATCCAAGTATGTGCTGAACCTATTTGTGACCATGAACCATCTTCTTCATTTTTATAATAAGCTGATACTTGATTTCCTACTCGTTTAATTCTAAATTTATTAGTATAAGGATTCGATTTGCTACTTATATTAACTTCATCCCAAGAATCATTACTACCAGCATCATCATATCTGAAATAAGCATAGGGGGTTCCCGATCTATTTATTAGTCCTACAAAACCCCATTCAGAAGTATTATTGTCTTTATTCGGAGAAATATAAACTCCACCTTGTTGAATACTTACTACTTGACCTGTAACAGTTACAAAGTCAAACTCTATTTCAAAATCACCTTTAATTATTCTATTGAGAGTTTTATAATGATTTCCGCTATTACCTGATGAAATGGTCATTTGTGCTTCATTATCATCTATAACAGTAGAACCTGTTCCACTATTACCAGCAGCATCATACCACCATTCTTTTGAGAAATCATCTCCATTTGTTCCTGTAAAATCATCAATTATCATTCGGTTATTTCCTTTGAATAATTATTGCTACCATATTCCAATTTCAATACTGTATCACTTGCAGATGGAATAAATGGTACTTTAGTCCAAATTACTGCTCTATCATTAGAAGGTTCCCATACATCTACTTCAGTATAAAGTTCTGTATTACCACCTGACACTGTAACATGTAGATTTTGCCATCCAGAAGTAGGTTGACTTGAAATAAATCCTGTACCTGAAACATTAATACCTACTGGAAAATTTGTTAAGTTCTCATCAATTTTACTACTATCTATTGTATAGTAAAGTGTTGATATAGTAGAAGTAGAAGCAGAACTTACACTTGAACTTGAAGATTCTGAGCTTGAACTACTCACTGAACTTGAAGATTCTGAGCTTGAACTACTTACTGAACTTGAAGATTCTGAGCTTGAACTTGAATAACTTGAACTTGAATAACTTGAACTTGAACTTGAGCTTGAAAGAGAACTTGAAGATTCACTTGAGCTTGAACTTGAGCTTGAACTTGAAAGAGAACTTGAAGATTCACTTGAGCTTGAACTTGAAAGAGAACTTGAAGATTCACTTGAGCTTGAACTTGAAAGAGAACTTGAAGATTCACTTGAGCTTGATTGACTTGAGCTTGAAATATTATAATATTCTATTTCACAAGGATAAATTAAAACACCACCACCTTCTGTTGTTGATGTTGCTCCCCACTTATTATCACCACCATAATAACGACTTGTATCATTTCTTAATTTAAACCATCTTGCAGTCTGTGGTGTATCGAAGTCTACTCTAAATGCAAATTCATATCCAGTTCCTAAAACTGAAGGTGAATGAATTGGTGGTTTAATCCATGTATCAATCCATTCCCATGTTATTCCATCATCTGATTTATATGCACCAACTACTCCACTATCATTATCAACCCATGCATCATAAATACGACTTGATGATGATGTTCTAAACCAGAAAATAATACCATTGATTGTCATTGGTTCTGTTGTAGCCACCCAAAATGACGTATTATAACCAACATAATCATTATCTGCTACTGCATATATATTACCATCTATTAGTCCGGGATATGATGCTGAGTTTTCTGTTACAAGAGGATTAGGATTCCATCCACTCCATGCACCTACAAGATACGTCGAAGAAGAACTTGATTTTGATGAACTTGATTTTGATGAACTTGAGCTTGAACTTGAAAGAGAACTTGAAGATTCACTTGAGCTTGAACTTGAGCTTGAAGAACTCAGGCTTGAACTTGAGCTTGAAGAACTCAGGCTTGAACTTGATGATGATGTCCAAGATTTAGAAGAAGAAGATCGAGAAGAAGAACTAAATTCAGCAGTCCAAGCTGTACTTCTCACATAGAAATAATCATATTCAAAGGTGACCATACTTTCTAATACAATATCACCTTCTCTTTGTGACATTCCAATTTCTGCTAACTGAGTAGGCCAAATATCAACAAACACTATTTCCATAACAGGTTTTTTATAGTTGTTCGTAATTATCATTGATGCATCAACTGAATATTCTTTATGATATTCAGCTATTTTATCACAATTATTATTGATATAACTCATCCACCTGAATAATAAACTCCAATTATCCAATCGTGAATCAACAACAAAGTTAACCATCCAACTTTCAAATTCTAATGGGTTTAAGTCATACTTGACTTTATTACCTTGCCAACTTATCTCATTAACCCCTATATTCAAGGATGGAATAACAGCAGAGAAGATATTCATTACGAAAGGATTGTTAGACGCAATACTACTTTCAGTTGGTATCAGGGGAAATACCAACTGAAAATTTGTAGGTGTGGCCTTGTCTATATTATTAAGGTTGGATGTATTGCATACTATCATACATTTATTTATACATTTTTAGTTGGTTTGAGATTATTTACGGTGTGATTTTTCTCACTCCATTAGGAATATATGAACCACTTGTACTTCCATATGGTTCAAATAAATTATATTTTATCATCGCATCATCTACTGTACCACCTGATGGTATACTTCCTTTAATTTCATATGTAATACCTCTTGATGCTGGTGTTCCTGATGCACCAGAAGTAAAGGTTGATCCAGTATCACCTTGATTAACATATGTTCTAAAGGATTGAGCATCAGTAAAATAACTACCATAAATTTTTTGAATCAAACCAACATCTGATGATGGTTTAAAGAACCAAGTCTGAACTTCAAAATCCAATGTATAGTTAATTACTCTATACTCAAGGTCTGCCATTTCATGTGATATTTCTGGTGTAGCTGATCTAAAGATAATCTTAGTATCAAATGCTATATCAAGATCATCTATATAAATTCTCACAAAGATATGTGGACAAAAGAATGGTAAGATTTGTTCCATTATCTGATCTATGTCAGTCATATGCAATGCCCATATATTCATTGTGAAGGTAAGGTTATATGGACATGGATGGAGAAATTGTGATACTGATCCTTGTACTATATTATCACAGTTAGCAGTAAAGGCATGAAAACTGTTTACCTTTCTATCAGCAGCATAATCGATAGCACTAATATATGCTGTGATCATAGGCAACATTTCATCATCTTTTCTCTCATCAAACCAGTAGTATACTTTTTCTTTCACAGAATGTTTGATAGGAACTTTTATCCATCTATCAATAGTTCTTCCATCATCTGAATATCTTGCAATTTTTATATCGTTAAAAGCGTCAAAAAATTGTATAATCGTTTTTCTGAACACATTAAAAAAGAAATATGTTTTCATCTAACTGTTCTCTCCACTATGACTTCAACGCCACGTTTAGTTTTAAATCCTTTTTTTCTCAAGATTGTTATAGGAACAATAACAGCAGTTCCTTTTAAATTTTTATTAGAAACACTTCCTATTGTTCCACCTTGTTTATAATCTTGATGTAAAGCTATTGCTAAATTTATATTTGTACTTTTACTTTTTATTGTATATTCGATATTATTAGGTGGTATATTATTTTTATCTACACCTTTCTTCTTGGCAGTATTATTAGCAACAGCCTGAATGTCTTTCTTTAATGTACTTCCCATTTTACTCACAAAAGCATTCATTACAAAATCTAATTCATCTGCCGTAATAGGTGGTTTATTTTCTGATCTGTTTACTCTAAAGTCTCTCTTTCCCATATGACTTGAGAATTCAAATGCAGTCAATCCCATTGGTTTCAGTTTAGCAAACCATTTATTCTCAAATGCTTTTATTTCTCCCATTGAAACGTCTTCTTTTAAATAATTTTTAAATCTCATATATTCTCCCAAAGGATAGAGGCGAATGCAGTTCGATATGTTCTCACATATCATAGACAATTACTAATGTCCCTTCATTTATACTATTTCTTTACTAAAATCCATAAACACTACTATCATAACTATCTCCATAATCAAATATATCATCACTTTCATCCTCTATCTCATCGTTATCACCAAATGCTGTCAGTGGTTCAGAAGTAGTATCCAAAATTCTATTTGGATCAGTCGGTTCTCTGGTGAATCTTGAAATTTCTCTTGCAGAGTCAGACTCATCTGAATATCTGTAAGGTTTAAGAACAAAACCCCATATCATCTTTTTTAGCTGGAATATCTTTTCTTCCTCATGAACATCAGCTATTTCATATGCTCTATCATTCCATACCGTAATAATAGCATCTCCGGGTTTAGGATGATAACCTGCTGATACATCTCTTGAGAATGTAAATTTAGGTAGACTTGTAAAAGATATTTCTTCTTCTGAATTGATACCAAATCCAGTAGTCAATGTAGGTTCTTCTGTAGGTTCATATATAAGTTTAGTTTCAAATGGTCCTTCATATTTAGACTGAACACTTTCACCATATAGATAATCCCTATGAATTTCTTTTCTTATATAATACTTACAATAGATACCTGATATATCGGTAAATTCAGATATTACTGATTGGAATAGTTCATGCTCTACATTGTCTTGTAGATGATGCATATCCCATAAAGGTTTTGTTGTATTGATACCCATTTATTTTCCTCTTTTTTCTATTGGTAACCATACATAATTAACTGAAGATTTATAATTTTTATGGTTTTCATCTATTATGTTAAATGTTAAATATACATGGTTTTCAAGTATTTCCCATATAAATTCAAACTTCATATACTTCTCTTGAACTTTGTGCTTCTTAGCGAGAACCTTTCTCGCTAAAGCAATATCATTTTCTTTTATATTGTATTTTTTAGATAGCTTTTTATTCAGGTTATCATTATACTGATTTATACTTTCTTTTATATATTGTTTTAATCTCATCCTATTAATTTTTCTTGTGTTTCCATTATTATAATTAATGCTTCTTCAAGTCTTTTTACTCTTGCTTTCAGTTTAGTGATTTCCTGTGATTCATTAAGCGGTTCTTTTATACTTGTACTACCACCTCTTGCTTTTTCTTTTAATGCATTCATTCTCTTTTCCATTGCAGCATCAATAGCACTCCAATCTGTATGATCTTCTTCTAATCCATCATGTGAAGTTTCGTTTACAGGATCACCTAATGGTGCTTCTGGTTTTGAACCACCATCAACACCACCTTCTGCTTGAGCATACATCTTGTTTGTAATCTGTTGCATATCAATCTTTTTAAATGCACTTCCATCTTTTAACATTTTCTCATACGCTGTTATTTCTGACATATTATCTCCTTATTTTGTTTTATCCTCTGCTTCTTCTTCTCCTTCATCTTCATATTCATCCCATTGAGGATCAACCTTTTCAAGTATGTATTCAAACTCACCTACATGAACTTTTTCCTCATTAGCAATATCTTGAAGGATTTCTTTTAAATCTTTGTCAGTTGCTTGTGGTATCATCTGTTCATAAAGATTAGCTGCATCCAGTTCAGCTACCATAGCCAATCTTGCAATAGCAGCATCCAATAATTTTCCTTTTTTACTCGCTACTAATTCATTAAATTGAACAAACAATTCATTCAACGCTTTTGGTTTTTTACTTTCTGTTAAATAATTACTTAGTCTACTCATATTTTCACCTATCCTAATAAAATACCATAACCTTCATGGCTTTCTTCTAATCTTAATCTCTCATCTAATGTTTCTTTTTCTTGTATACCTTCTTGTATTAGCTGATCACCATCTAAGGCAATACCAATATTACCAATGGAATTAAATTGAGCGAATTTACTTCTTATTCTACCCAACATAATCTTACACTCTGCCAATGCATAATCGAATATCCAATCAGAAGTATAAAAATTAGTATCGGAACTTCCTGCTCTTAGACCAGTTCTTTTCCATGTAGACTGAGAATTATTAGATTCCATATTAGCATAATGACTTCCTTCCATCATATACGATCTGACTAATAAAAATCCGGGCGAGTCATATGTTACTACTTGACCATTCTCATCTGTTACTTCTAATGTGTTTCCTGATGGTGGTGCTGGTTGTACTTCTAATTGATTTGTGTATCGATGATATTTATAATTGTAGATTGAAGGTGTATATCGATCTAATGTCTTTAGCCAATCAATAGCAATATGATAACTTATAATAGAACTACCATATCCTCTATTAGCCCACAACAGACCATCGTATGCTCCCCTTGAATACATAAAATTCTCAACAGTAAACAAGGTGTTAATTCCATATCCTCTACCATTATCGTCATAATCTACAATTTCAGTAACACCAACAGGAAGATCATAAAAATTTTGATTAGCTAAAAGTAATACAGTAAAATAGGTATCTACAGTAGCATTACCTGCACCCCATTTTACCCATTTGTCTTTAGCATAATCTATTGCATCATAAATCTGTATATCTTCCAGTTCGACTTTGACAACAGGCGCACCTAATCTTCTCTTTATTTTCTCAGAAAGTTCTGCCTTACTGAGTCTGATATCTAATGCCATTATTGATCTCCTATTTGCATTTCACGCTTTTTCATTGATCTAGCTCTTTTTTTCATGGCCTTTTTTTGAATACCAACATTAGCCTTAATTTTTCTACCTCTCAAAAGAGCCGCTTTAAACAGATTTTTTTTCTCAGCCGGTTTCATTATTATACATTTATTGTCCTTAACTTTCATACCATCAGGACATATTCTTTTTCTTTTTACCTTTCCTTTCCTAATTACTTTTTTGAAACTCTCATCAAGTGAGAATAAATTTATTTTATCAATTATATCCATAGTCAATTCCTCATAACTATATTTATATTTTTTTAGTAATCAAAAACATTTGAATCTGTTAACCATGACCAATCATCTACATCATCTTCAATATCAGATAAGATACCCCAAGCATCATTTTCTTTTTCATCCTTTTTAAACTCCCAATCTTCTGACATTACGTTCATTTCAAAGATAAACAATCCCCAAAACATAGCATCAACAAGATCATCAGGTTTATCTTTACCATAGAATTTAGATTCATCTTCAATATAGGAACTTAACTGTTCGATAGTTTCTTTATCATTTATTTTAACAGAACCATCTTCTATGAGTTTTTTCATAAGAAGAACAGCTTTAGGTTTATTATTTCTATTTGATCTGATACCAAGATTTATTGCTTTCGCACCAGTGTTGACCAATCCTTCATTCTCATATGTCCACCATAACTGACCAATAACAGCAGACCCCTCACCATTATTCTCACACATAACATAAGCACTATTATAATAAATACTAAGTCTATGAATGATTTGTGAAAATTGATAAACATCTGTCATATTATCTTGAAATACTGCTACTTGTTCCATGTTGATTGGCATTCTTGAATTTATTTTGAAAATTTGAATACAAGAATCATGCTCACCAGTACCCTTGGCAGGATCAACACCCATAACATATACAGCACCTTCTTTCGGTTTCTCCCAAACTCTTAATCTATCTTTAAGATCATAGAATTCAGGTTCAACATGAGTATTTAATAAAGTTCTCAATACTTCTGGACTGATAACGGTATTTGTAGAACCAAGAAACTTACAACCAAACTCTTGATTAAATCCATGGATACCAAGATTTTTAATTTGTTCTCTTGCCCATGCATTATCTCTCCCCGGTACTCTATCCCAAAGTACTTTTTGAGCTACAAATGAATTAGCATCTTCTTTATTAGGATTAACAGCACCCATCCAAATTCTATGAAAGATATTGAACATACCATTTGGTGTTGAAATAATAATAATCTTTGATTCTGTTGATGATGAAATGGTAGGATAGTTTGAAGACCAGAAATCTTCTGCGTTGTTTTTAGGTACGAATGCAAACTCATCACAGATAACGATGTTCATAGGCCAACCTCTAAAGGCATCCTGAGTGGTAGCTGAGATGATTAGCTTAGTGCCATTATCGAAAGTGATAGACGTTTTAGCGTACTCTGTGACCCCCGGCTTGAGCCAAGGTGGTAGACCTTCATACATACGCTTCATGCCATCTAGAATACGTTTAGCAGATGATTCCTTATTGGATACCATACCAATGTTCTTATCTGCATTAAAGATAGCATACCAAAGAGCATAGGCAGCAACGATTGTTGTTTTACCACTCTGTCTTGCCCATAATCCTACAAAAAATCTGTTATTAGCTAGTAGTTCAAGAGTCTCATTCTGATAATCTCTTGGTTCAAATAATACTTCTCCATGATCTAATGTTACAATTTTCACATAGTTTTGTACGAAATAATGAATATCATCACGACATTTCACTATTTCCTCAACCATATCTTGAGTATATTCCATCTCCTGATTTGGTCTTTTTACATAATCATCATAACGTATTGCCATATTATCTCCCTTTTATTCTATTCATATTTATTTATATTTTCTTAGCTTATGAATAGAAAAAGGGAAGATGATTTCTCATCTTCCCTTGGGGCATAACTGGCAGTCACGCTTTTATTTTAAAGTATTTTATTTGTCAAGCATAAGCATTGATTTGTTTAATATATTTATAATCCCAAATAAACCACATCCCATGCTTCTTATATCTTTGCCATCTGTTCTTTTCGATGTCAAAGATACTTCCATCACCATAATGATAAAACTTTTTATCCTCAGTTACAGTATATCGAATGCCTTGATTTTTCTTACCTACTTTTTGACGTTCAGCCAGAAGATATTCATATGCTTCATTAACATATAGGAATTGTTCTGGTCTACCACCATGATCAGGATGGAATTTAAGGCATAAGAGGCGATATTTTCGCTTCAAAGCATCTTCTGTGACCTTGGATATATCTTCTACCTTAAATAGCCTTAAATAGCCTCTAACGTCCATTTACGAAACCTTTTGCGGAATGATGTTTACTGTCCACTCAGGATGCTTGCAGTATGCTCTGATTTGATCATCAATCAAATACTCATTGATCTTGAATCTGATCGAATTGACAACCTTCTTGACTTTGAATCCCATTTCACAATCCCGTAAATCCTCTACTACCAATGTTTTCTTTTTCATTTCTTTTCTCCTTTTTTTACGAACTTACCTGTTAGTAGGTATACAATGTGATCCTTGCCAACATCCCACTTCCCGTATAACTAACCCTCAGTTCGTATCGCCAAGGGAATATATCAGGACTTAACCACATGGGATAGGTTTGACCCTATATTTTTCTCAGCCCTGATATACCCCCATGTTCTTAGATCAGACCGAAATGCTCATCGATTTTGGCTTGATATGCTGCTTTGCGTTTTTGATTTGCCTTGGTTCGCAATCCCTGCAAACGTGCCAGTTCGACAGCAGAGGCAGCAGTTTCGGCTTTGATGTTGACGTTAACAGCGGTGATTTCCACAGTTTCTTTTTCCTGATAATGCAACATGATAAATCTCCTTTGTTAATGATTAGTGTTTCGTTATTCCTATCAGATCGTTTCGCCATTGTCAAGGGGTTTTTACACCCCCTGACATTTTTTTTACTGGTTGATTACTTCGGACTCAACCTTACCTTTCGGACCAAGAACAAAGCTCATGTAAGCATCGTTCATATATCCACGAACAAAGATTTTCTTTCCAAGTTTGCTAACAGAATCAATATTTTCTGTAACTGCCAGCAGATGATTGTATGCTTTCCACTGTGAAGGAGTGAACTCACTTTTGGACATCTTGTAGTCACCATACCGATCTTTAACTACGATAAACTCATCATTTTCATCCCACTCGACTTCATCAAAACCGATACCAGCTACCATGATCAGCGTACCATCTTCCATCTCCATCAGGTCACCAACACTGGTAGACCGACTTTCCTCTACCTTATAGACACCATCATTTTCCCACCATGCGGTATCGATGTGATTGGTTTTCTGAAAGGCAACACCAAGATCGTTTCCAACGACTTCAGCTACCAGTTTATAATTGGATTTAACAGGCTTGTAAGTACCCTTTTCGGCAAAGTGAAGATTGCTGTTAATAGCCCAATTGGTAGTGTGATAAACTTTGATCATTTTGGTTTCTCCTTGGTTTATGGTCGCTTTCGTTTTCATTTGCCTATATATAATGCAGACCGTGTGCCAAGATTGAAAAAAATCATAAAAAAATATAAGTAGTTGGATTATAAAGAAAAAAACCCAATAGGGATCAAATGACCCCCATTAGGCTTTTCGTATTTTAGGGAATTTGTGACAATTTTTGTCAAACATATGACAATTTTTGTCATAAGTCTATTTCAATATTCGAATCAATCTCTTTAGACTTATTTGCTACATACTTAAATTTCATCTTGTTTTTAATGGTTTCCAGATTACATTTTTCACCCCACAAAAACTGAATATGTTCAAGGGTTTTTTGTGCATACTCAGGATCAAGATCAGCACCAATATGTTCATGTTTGAGTAACAATTCACCCTGTTTGTGATAATTACCATCCATAACGAACACTTTTGGAATACCACTATGTGCAAAACTTCTAATAATAATTTGGCAGATTTCTTTTGCTGTATTATCTGTGATTACTACTTCTTCCATAAAAACATTGGATTGAATTGCATACATATATAAATCCAATTTTCTAACCAGTTTTGGAGTTAAGAAGTTATGCATAAACATCCAATCATTACTTGTACGGAGAACTTTAAACATCTTCTCCATACCCTTCATAGATTTATCATCGTAGTTCATCTTTAAATCATGGTCGGTAGTTTCATCATAATCTTTACCATGTTGACCTTTATTCCAACGATCTACAATATCTTCCCACATTTCACATCCTATCAAATAGGGATTCATGCTGAAAGGATTTTTTGATTTAACAAGAGAATTGCTATAGTTACATTCAGCATGTTCAGTAGCTGTAAGCAATCCTTCCCGAAATAACTGCCTGAGAATTCTTTCATGCCAGAAGGTAGCAAATCCTTCATTCATATATTTGGTTTTGATATTCGGCCAAACATACTGACCCCATGCTCTGATAATTTCAAGAATATCTTTTTGCCATGTTGAAAGGTTTCGGGAATGATCAATAACATACCTGATTAAATCTTCAGTAGGTTCAACAGGAGTTTTATTCTTCAAAGCAACATACAGAGCATTGTTGTATCTTTCCCTTTCCATATCGGCCTGAGAATCATCTTCAAATAAATCCATGAATTCAGTAACAGATTTATCATGTTTCTTCTGTTTCTTCTGTTCAAATATACGTTCTATTTTTTCATCTTCAGTTTCTTGACTTAACCAAGGATTTGAATGAAGCATAATTGAATGACCAGCATCAATAGTAGATTCAACCAAATCGATACCATACTTATTAATATAATCCTCAATTCGATTGGATGCATTGCTTAATCTACTAGCAATGTTCTCATCATTCTCAACATGATACTGATTCATATTGAAGAAAGCAACATGACCTACAACGTGAGCAATAATCAATGCCTGTAGAGCAATTGTATTATCTTTCATTAGATATGCTCTTGCAGGATTGGTATTGACTACTACTTCATAAGGTAGACCAGCACCTATTTTCTCATAGATAGTTCGTTGTTTTTCATAATCCCTTCCGAATTTCCATGATCGAATCTGACCCGGAATTCCATATGCCATTATCTCAAACATCTTTTCAGCAGGAATGACATCGAATTCAATATCACAGAATTCCAGACCATTTTCTTTTGCAATTTCATAAATACGCTGTTCTATTTTTTGTAGTCTTTTTAATTCACTATTTTGCATCGGTTTCCTCTCTTTCTGGATGGTGTAAACTCAACATGTGCTGAAGACAAGGCCAAATATGACTTTTATCTTTAATAACTGACAATAAGAAATGTAAATCATTATTGATCCAAAACTTACCTTCCTTACTCAAAGTAGATTCCTGAAATTTCCAATTCTTTAGACACTCAGGAAGTAGAGTAGAGAAACCATACTCATACTGTATATCACTATCACCAAACAAATCGTGATATGGTTTAATCTCAACATAAGAAAGCATATTGATTTTTTTAGCAACCATATCTTCCATTGATGATACTGCTTCCTTTGGTTCCCAATCTTCACCATCAGAGCAGTATACAGCATAAATGTTCCATTCATCAAGTGGATATTCAGTATCAATGATATAGTTGGCTTTATCAAATGCAGACTTAGCAACTGTACCACCTGTTTCACCACCATAGAAGAAAGTATTTTCATCTACTTCTAATGCACGATCAGTATGTTGGATAAATCGAATTTCAACTGCTTCATACTGCTTACGGAGAAAATTAATCATCCAAAACAATAGACTTTTGACAAGATATTTTTTATCGGGAGTCATTGAACCTGATACATCCATCATAGCAAATACTACTGCCTTTGAACAAATCTCTTTTTCTTCTTCGATCTGTTTGTATCGTAAATCATCATCATGAATGAGGAAACCAGTAGGTTCATTACCATTTAATTCACCATCCACTATGATACGAACAGCTTCTTCAATATCACCTTTGCCTTGCTGTAATGCTTTACAGGCATCTTCATATGAACAATCTGTTTGTTCCATTACTTCTCTAACAAACATGATGTTACGCTTTGCTGCTTCTCTCATAGTACGTTTTTTATGAATCCTTGCAAACGTACCTTTTTTGGAGATGGATTCAAACTTCCATCCTTTGGGTATTTCAATGGAGTTTTTCTTTTTCGGATCAAGCCAAGGTAAACCTAAATCTTCCATCATTACATCAATCAACTGATCAATATCAATTTCAACTTCCATATCACCAGCACCATGACCTTGACCAGCACCTTGACCTTGATCACCACCTTGTTTTGGTCTTCTACCAATAACATCACCAGCTTGACCATCACCTTGACCAATACCACCACCACCTTTACCGGGAGTAGCATGGATAAAACGATAGTCTTTTAATCCCTTTACTGGTACTCTGACTTTCTTTTTACCTTCTTGGGTAATGATATTCTCAGTACCAATGACATCTCTTACATTTTTTCGGATAGCTTCATCTATTTTCTCTTGATGTCTTTTGGCATCAGTAACCCCTTTTTTGGTATCCCATGTTTCATGATATACAATTGTCATAAGTTAGTCCTTTATATTTTATGGTGGATGGGAAGGGATTCGAACCCTCAACCTCTGCCTTGCAAGGGCATTGCTCTCCCGTTGAGCTACCGCACCCACATTCAACTTATATTATGATTCTCTCCGCAAAATCTCACCGACGAACCCAAGGATAGCAGAGGCGCAATGTTTACAGTACCCCTTCTTCTCCAAGGTTCTCAATGCACGACTTCTTCTCGCTTTAACCTTAGAATCAGTAGAAACCGTATTGGCAATCGAAAGCTGAACAACATTCTTAAGATCATTCATCAGCTTTTTCTCAATTGCATCTTTCAAGGGTTTATATGTATCCCACTTCCATTCCTTACCATCTTCCAAGGTATCTGACTTATAAACATAAACACCTTTTCGGAATTCACGTTTGGATTCCATGGGTACAGGGATTAGTTCTTCTACTGCTCTCATGATCTTTTCATCAGGATCACGATATTCACCAGTGATATCATCGAATACTGTTTCTTCTTTACAGAAGGCTTTACAGTTAATATCATATCGATTGAACAGTTCATTTGCCTGATCTTCAAAGGCATGGATAAAGGCTTTGCTAACTTCTCTTTTAGCAAATTCCTTGTATTCCGAAACAACTGAATCTTCTTTCGAAATGAGAAGTTGCATATACTTCTCTTTATCCTTTTCATTACCACCCATATGATGCTCAAAGTTATCCCTTAAAGCACGAATCATATCAAGAGCAGTAATACATCCTTTGTATCTTTCATCACCAGTTTCGACGTTATCTTTCTGACCAAGTGCAATGTTGATAGCATTGGTGATAAATCGTGGTGATATACCTGTCATACATTCACCGTTTTCTCGACCTTCTTGCCGAATCAGTTTGATGTCTTTGTCTTTACCCTTTGAGAACTCATCAAGGAACTCATTGTTGTAAAGTTTCATCTTCTGAATCGGATTGATTTTCTTAGAAGGATACAAACGAGTCAGAATTGCAAACTGAGCAGCAACTTCCAGAGCACCCGGAGAAATATGGATATCAGAGAACTCAGATTCTGCAATCAACTTCTGATAGATTTTAATTTCATCAGCAATGGTATCATTCCATGGCACCTTGACATAATACATACGGTCATGGAGTGCTTCATTTGCTGGATCATTTCTGAACTTGTCGAATTCAGTCTGGTTAGTATGACTGAGAATCAACTCATCCAAATACATCTGAGGAAATCCCGGTGTTTTGATAACCTGTTCCTGTGCAAGAGTAATCAACACATGATGGAACTTGATATCAGCTTTGAGAATTTCGATATACTCAATGACCCCACGGTTAGCTACTTGAAGCTCACCATCAAACTGATATGCTCTTGGATCACTTTCCGAATACATATGCAGTTTAGCCATATTTACTCTACCAATCAACTCAGTAATATCTTGAGATTTAGGATCAGAAGGAGTAAATGTACCAATGGAAGTTCTACGCTGTTCGGATATTTTAACCAGTTCCACAGGAAATTCATGCCAACGGGCAAAACCATCTTTGTCGGTAAATTCGCTGTCAAGACGCAACTGGCATACAGGACATAACTCACCTTCGATTTTTACACCCAACTTCTTATTCCACTCATCACGAAACTGTTGTGGAATTGCATGGAGTGGGTCTTCATGGATAGGACAACCTTGGATAGCAAACAAAGGAGTATCATCCATTTCCAGACCACGTTTGATTAATGCAGCAATGGTGGACTTACCACCAGAAACCGGACCCATCAACATCAGGATACGTTTACCTGTTTCGGTTCTCCTTGCTGCTGCCTTGAGGAACTTCATCATATCATGAATCGGTTCGTAGCTACCAAAGATTTTACCATCAAAGAACTTGTATCTTACCAAGTCTTCATAGCCTTTGGTTTTACGGTTTTCTGGAACAGGTTCAGTTCCATGTTTCATGATCATATTGTAAATTCTGGCAGGAGCAAGTGTAGAAATCTCAGGATGAGCAATTACCTCATTCATGTATTCTATCAACTGACCTTCCCATTTAGTAGGACCAACCTGTTCCTGTTGTGATAGCATTAATTCCCTAAAATCTTCATTCATCATAACATTTTTCCTTTCATTAGTTGTTGGTTTGTACTTCTTCTACTTCTTCTACTTCTTCTACTTCTTCTACTTCATCACTCTGACCAATTCTTCTTAAAGACCCATCTTGGATGGATTTTAAAATATCTTCTCTGGACGCAATCAAAACATTAGTTGTACCGTTTGTTGGTCCTCTTACCACCTTTGCTTCTCTAATAGCAAGTTCTTTTTCCTTTAATAATACTAATGCTTTTCTCACATCCATATATTCAGTTTGATTTTTATCTGTAAGTATCTCCTTTGATGCTTGTGTTACAGAATTTATAACCGTACCTGCTACTTCTGCTAACCTTGCTGTAAAATTACCGTTATTCATTTCATGTTGAATCTTCTCTAATAATTGATTAGCATTATAGATGTTCTTTCTCAAAGCATCTATGGCATCGTTATAATCTATTTCTGTATCAAAGTCAACCTTTTTTTCTTCAGCTTCATTATCAATCCTGTTTGTATCTGAAAAAATTTCATCTAAACCTCTTAAATCTAACTCATTATTTGGCATATCTGTTAATCCTCCTAATAAATATAACTGTCTACAGATATTTATCAAGGCTTATATAAAAAAAATTTAAAAAAGTCAAGAAAAAAGGTCACCTTTTTTTTAAGTTTATGTTATAATGCCTTTTATTTAAGGAGAGTCTATGAATATATTGGTTACAGGAGCATGTGGTTTAGTAGGTTCACATTTATGTGATTTGTTGTTATCTCAAGGACATACAGTGTTTGGCCTTGATAATTTATTGAATGGTAAGATCGAAAATCTACCTAAAGGAGTAGATTTCATTAAACATGATGTTGAAATACCACTTTGTGGTAATCCATTTTTAGGTGTTGATATTGATAGGATATATCATTTGGCTTGTCCTGCTTCACCAGTACATTATCAACGTACACCTATTAAGACAATGTTATCATCGATCATGGGAACATATAATATGCTTGAATTGGCATATGCTAATAATGCCAGATTTCTTTATACTTCCAGTTCAGAAGTGTATGGAAACACAAAGAACCAACCCATATCCGAATTACAGTTAGGAGAAGATATAGATACATTAGCAGATCGATCTTGTTATGTAGAAGGTAAACGGGCATCGGAAACTCTAATATGGAATTATATCAAAGAGAAAGAATTGGATGTGAGAATTGCAAGGTTGTTTAATATCTTTGGTCCAAGGATGGCAAAAGATGATGGTAGAGTAATAGCAAGTTTTATGTATGAACGTCCTATTCATATTCATGGTAAAGGAGAACAGAAACGATCTTTTACTTATGTTACAGATTGTGTTGAAGGATTGAATAGATTGATGGAATATGATAATCCCCATAAACCCATTAATATCGGTAATCCTAATGGTTATATTAGTATTAAGAAGTTAGCTATGATAATGTTTGAATTAATGGAAGAAGAACTTGTTGAAGGAATGGATGAATTTTGTGAGGATTGTACAGTAGTTCATACAGCAGATAGGTCAGACTCAGAAGTATTTCAGCGTATGCCTGATATTTCAGAAGCTATCTATTATTTAAAATGGAGTCCTAAAGTTCCTATTATAGAAGGACTTGAAATGACAATAAAGGAGATGAAGAATGACGATTAGTTGGGATGAGTATTTTATGACAATGGCATATCTGGCAGCAATGAGAAGTAAAGATGAATCAACTCATTGTGGTGCTGTGATTGTAGATGAAGTTAATAATGTGGTTGCTACTGGTTATAACTCATTTGTAAGAGGAATAGATGATAACAATCCAGATAGACAAAAAAGACCAGAAAAATATTTATGGTTTGAACATGGAGAAAGAAACGCTATTTATTCTGCTGCCATGAGAGGATGTAAACTTAATGGATGTAAAATATATGTTACTGGTATTCCTTGTGCTGATTGTGCAAGAGGAATAATTCAAGTTGGTATTAAGGAAGTCATTGTTGAAAAAAGAGAAAGTTTTGGTGAAGAATGGAATGATAGTATGAAGGTAACAATGAAAATGTTTGAAGAAGCTGGAATTAAATTTAGATTGACAGATGTAAAATTTATTAGAGAGATATATGAGTTTACAAGGGGAGAAAAGCTGTAATGGTAATATGGATAACTGGAAAATCATCAGCAGGTAAAACAGTATATGCCAAACGATTTAAAAGATTATTCGAATCAATGGGAGAAAAGGTTTTACTTTTGGATTCTGATGTGGTAAGGGATCAAGTAGACAATCAAGGATATACTGATGAAAGTAGAGAAAAACACATAATGGATATTGCAGATTATGCTGCTATTGCTGAGAGACAAGGATTCTTGGTTATAATAGCAATAATATCACCTAAGAAAGAATGGCGAATGAAAGCAAGAAAGAAGTTTGAGAAGTCTATGCTCATATACATGCCTGATGGTAAGTTATGGGAAGGAACAGAATATGAAGAACCAGACCATGAAGAAATGATGGTGGAAGGATAAAATATATGGCAGAAAAGTTTTCTAATGTAGATAAAGATCAACGCAGAGCAATTGAAGAAGAACTTGAAAGTAAATCTCAATCACTTGGTATGGATAGTTATGAATCATATGGAAGTGATGCACAAACTGGAATGAAAGAATTAGTTGGTATGTGTTATAACTGTAAGAATCTTAATTATTGTAAAACTGAATTTGGTACTGTTCATGCTGTTTGTGCTATGTTTGAATTTAAACTGAGTGGTAGAAATAGAATTACTGAATGTAATCTTCACTCACCCAAAAACGTACTATCTCTTAATGAAATGTACTCTATTGCATATCTTATTGATCCAGATACAAATAAAAAAGTTAAAGGGTTTGTAGGAGATAAGAAATGAAATATACAAATAAAAAAACAGGAAAAGAATATAACAGAGTAGGTAATGTTTTAAATGCTACCAATGCTAATGATGGTGAAGTAATGGTTTTATATGAAAGAAAAGGTAATTTTTATGTTAGAGAAGTAGATGAATTTTATGAGAAGTTTGAAATAACAAGGGGGGATTAAACCCCCCCATTCACTATTTAGTCTGTTGGCCCGACTTGAGTAGTATCTTCTATTTCTGTTGCTGCTTGATTATCAAAATGACTATCGATATATAAAGCACCAAGTCCAAGTAGAATAGCTACTAACAAGGCAATAGCCCATCCTTTCTTACCTTTCATAATAATATCCTCCTTATCTATATTTATATTTTTAAATTTATTTTTTACTTGACAAAGCCTGTGTCTTATGATACGGGCTTTGTTATTATGATAAATCAAAGATTTGGAAAACTAACTGTGGTAAGAGAGAACGGCAAGGCACCTAACAGATGTATCATATATGAATGTCTGTGTGATTGTGGTGAGCTATATAATGTTCGTGGAGATATGCTAAGAAACGGCTCAATGTATCAATGTAAGAAATGCCGTTATGAGAATAGCAAGCTAACCAAACATGGGCAAAGAAAAGCAAACGATACCTCTCCTACTTATGAATCATGGAAGGGTATGAGAAACAGATGTCTCAATCCTAAAAACTATGATTATAAGAACTATGGTGGTAGAGGAATTATGGTCTGTGAACGATGGACTGTGTTTGAAAACTTTTTTGCTGATATGGGTGAACGTCCCGAAGGAATGACATTAGATCGTATAGATAATGACGGTCATTATGAACCATCAAATTGTAAGTGGTCTACCTATAAAGAACAAGCCAATAATAGGAGAGAAAGATGATAAAAATAATATCAAAAAAGAGATATCAAAAAATTCTCAAATTGGAACATGATAGATATTTCGAAGACCAAGATAATACAGTAGAAGCATATAAACTTTTATCATTCTGTTATGATATTATAAAAGATAATGAGAAATATAAAGAACATTGGATAAAAAGACATATCAATAGATGGCTTGTGGATAATTTTGTAATAGGGTTGATTCATAAAGAGAATGAAAAAAAATTACAAGAAAGAATAAAAAAAGGGAAGTGGTCATAACTCCACTCCCCTTTTATATCTTTCAATCTACTCGCTAATTACTGAGGCAGATTAGACAACTGAATCAGTTGATAATACTCTCTCGCTCCAAAAAGGTGATTATGAATTGCATATCTACTCATCAAACCAACAGTTGGATGGAATGAGTTTTCGAATACTGCTCTACTTGCCAGCAACTGAATGTATGGCAGATAGATAACACCAGTATCATATTCGGATGGACCCTTATAACCGACGATAATTTGATCTCTTGTTTCAAAGGTATCTCTATAAACTACGAGTCTACCATCAAGAGAACCAATTCTACTCACACCAGTAGGTTGAGTAGTAACGTCACCGGGAACAGGTGCGATAGCAAAAGCTGCCAGAGTTTCAAGAACAGCAACTGCTCTTGGGTTACCGACTAACCAGTTACCAGAACCACGTCTAGTATTGATAGCGATGTCTTGAGTTCTACGGATAATGTGGTGATACAATTCTCTGTATCTTTCCATTTCCCATCTACCCTTAACACCTTGAGCACTTGCCAAGAAATCCCATGTGGTATCATATCCAGAAACACCCCTTACTGTAGCATCGATAGCTGCAATAAGTTCTCTGTCGATTTCCTGTGTGATTTCGTAAGCAAGAATGTCCATCATTTCTTCCTCAAGATTCAAGCCATGCATAGCCTTAAGGTCTTGAGCAATTTCTAATGACCATCTGCTTCTCAATTTTCTGGTTTTCGCTTCTACCTGAGTCTTTTCAACAGTCAGGTTGACTTCTCTGATATGAGTACCAGTACCAATACCAAGTCCAATGTCAGAACCAACAGTTCCGGGTGTAGTTCCTAAAGAACCAAGAGCTTCACCAGCAGATGTGATGTATGATCCTGAGTAACTTGTATCAATGTTGTTGTAACCCAATTCAGTAGAGTTAGCAGTATAAGTTCCAGCAGTTGTTCCTGCTCTAAAACGTAGAGCAAAGGCCAAACCAACAGGTCCGGTCAATGGCTGAACACCCACCAACTGATGTGCTACCAGTTCAGGGAAAGTTCTTCTTACCATTGGTACAGCAATTTTGTGAAACATACCAGAAGTAGGATAGTTAGCACCATCGATACCTCTACCATCACCAGCACCCAAAGAATCAGCACCAGTACCCCATCCAGTTGTTTCCATCAAGAAATTATGCTGGTTTTCAAGCATAATTGCAGTAGACTTTCTTACTCTGTCGGAATCGATTGATTTACCTTCTTTAAGAACCGCATCCCACTTTTTCACTAAGTCTCTAATATCCATAAGTCATTTCCTCCCGTTAAAATTTTGTACTAAAAAATCTCAACAATTTTATTTACACTTTATTCTCTTTGAGAACTTTCATGTAACGATCAAGATGTGCTTTGAAGGGAGAATCTTCTTCCAACGATTCGTCTTTCTTCTCATCGTCTTCATCTTCTTCATCGTCTTCATCGTCTTCATCATCATCTTCATCGTCTTTTTCTTTCATATCTTTTTTCTTTTTATCGTCTTTCTTTTCATCGTCTTCATCGTCTTCATCATCGTCTTTCTTTTCATCGTCTTCATCGTCTTCATCATCCTTATCGTATGCTTCAACAATGATTTCGAATTTTCTGTCGATTTCATCACGATCCTTGACACCTTCTAACATTGCCAGTACATGAGTAGTTTGTTCGACGGTTAATCCATCACATTTCTGTCTCAAGTATAATTCAGCCGCAAGTTCCTGTGCGTCACTCTTGGTTTCAAGTTTTTCGGCAATAGTTTTGTCAAGTTCTTCTCTTAGACTCTGAATTTCAGTCTTAGCTTCCTTTAATAGAGCTTTAACTTCTTCATCCAGTAATCCTTCATCAACACCAAGTCTAACCTTGAATTGTTCGATTAGATCAGAATAAAGCTCACCCTTTCTTGCGTATTCAAGAACTTTGTCAGGAATAGTCATTTCGCTTTCCAGAATTTCATCAACAAAGTTAGAGAACTTTGAAGTAATGTCTTCTTTGTAAGCATCAAACTTTTCCTCATACTGTTCAATGAGTTTATCCTTCTCTACCTTCAACATTTCGTTAACGGTTTCTTGGGCTTTAACTTCAATCAAAGTATCTAATTTCTCTTTGATTGCATCCTGTTTCTGTTCGTCCAATTTCTGGACACCAAGCATTTCAAGAAGTTTATCCATAAGTTATTCCCTCCTATACTAATTTCTACTATATATTTAGTTATTTTAAGTAATTATGTTTATTTTCTCTTTTTCTCAGTATATACTATTGTTTTAAATTATTTATTGACATATAAATATTATTGATTATAATAAGTCATACTGTATAGGAGAAAAAAATGAATGATATAATTGGAAAAAAATTTGGAGTATTAAAAATATTATCTCATGCATATTATGATGGAAAACATCATTATTATTTTGCTGAGTGTGAAAACTGTAATCAGAGTATTATAGTACATAGAAATAATCTATTAAATGGTAGAACAAAATCATGTGGATGTTTAAAAAAAATAAAAGAAAAGAAAGCGAGAAAAAAAAGATATAAACATGGACATATAATAAATGGAAAAAGAACTCCAACATATGGTTCTTGGTTTAATATGAAGCAAAGATGTTTGAATCCTAATAATCCAGCATATATGAGATATGGTGGTAGAGGAATTACTGTATGTAAAAGATGGATGGAGTTTACAAATTTTTTAACTGATATGGGTGAACGTCCTAATAATAAAACTATAGATAGAATAGACAATGATGGTAATTATGAACCTGATAATTGTAAATGGAGTACAATATCAGAACAAAGAAAAAATAATAGTTACAATATTGATAAAGAAGAATTAAAAAAAAGAAAACTTGAAAAAAGAAAAAGAATAAAAAGAGAAGAAACAAAAAGAAGAAAAATAGAAAAATTAGAAAAACCATTATTTAGATTACATGGAAGTGTTATTCCATTTGATTATTTTAGAAAGGATGGTAAGATTTATTATAAAGTATTATGTAAATGTAGAAAACCATTTGTTATTTATAAAGGTAATATGAAAGATGATATGTCTTGTTCTTTTTGTGGAAGAAAATATAGAGGTAGAAATACTGATTTTATAAAAGTAAAATATACTGATAAATTAAAAAAAGCATTTGATGTTTTATATGATAATGGATATATAAAAACAAAGAAATTAGCCCATATTGTAAGATTATAAAAGGCTGAAATCACGGTATAATCGCAATTTCAGCCTCCATTTTTTATTACGGAATAATCGGGTTTATTTTCTCAATTTCTTCCAATCAGTACCTTTAGTACCACCAGCTTGATATTTCTTAGGTAGAAAATTATCATAATTTCCCAATTCTGCTTCATCAAACCATTCCTCTACCCATTCCTCTGCTGCTGCTTGTCTGGTAGCAGTACTAAACATACTATGCCAATCATCACCACTACCATAATCTTTAGCATATTTCTGTGCAGCAAATTTCATAAGGTTATTGGCGATACCTTTTACTGCCATTGCCTTATTAAATTTACCCTGTGCTACTTTAGTAATGTAGTTTTTAATAAATGGCAGGGTTGATTGTTTATAAAGTTGAGCATCATTATCAAGAAATATCTTTAGTTCTTTGACTGCTTCTTTATCTACTACTCCTTTTGCTTCATTCATAAGCATTTGTTTATATGCTTCTTGAATTTTCCTATTGGAATCTGAACTTTCATAATCCCTTTTTAGTTTTTCTGGTATTACTTTCATATTTATTTCCCCTTTTTAAATTTCTTATATGCTTTACTTTTATATGCGAAATTCAACCATTCTTCTTTTGTTGTTCCTTTTTTTAATCCTTGATCTTTTTGAGCAAGTTCCCATGCTTCATCTTCTCCACCACCAGTAGCAAGTATTTTTACTGCATCAAGAAAAGTCATTTTCATAGATGCTTCTAAAATCTTATCATATGCAGAAAGAATCTTCTCATTACTACTTCTATTTGTGGTTTCTCTACCAATTATGTTTTCATATAGCTGTGCCATTTTTTACTCCTAATCATCGTATGCTGGTTCAATAGCTAAAAGACCCTGTTTGGATTTAGGTACTTTCAATTTCTTAATTGCCAATAGTTTAGCGTTATACAAATCTTTTGCTTCTTCTTTCTTAATTTCAAGTTTCTTTCCATTAAAGATAGCAATCCATCCTGCCATTTGTTTTGCTTCTTTTAGATCAGTGCTTTCTTTTAGCTTTTTAATTTGAGCATCAGTAAATTTGAATTTACTTCTCAAAATCTTCTCTGCTTCTTCTGCACTTGGACCACCCATAAACTTTCCTTTTGCTGGATTTTTTACAGTATCCTTTAAAATTTTAAGCTGATGTTTATCTGGAACACTAGCTTCTAAAATCTTATCATATGCGGAAAGAATCTTCTCATTACTATCCCTATTGGTAGTATCTCTACCAATTATGTTCTCATATAGTTGTCCCATTTTTATTCTCCAAATAGTTCATCGATTGTACTCATCAGATATTTAAAATATGCTTTCTGAGCTTCTTCGATCTGTCTTTTATCTATTTTATCCTTCTCTTTGATACCACCCGGAATATCAAACTCTTGACCTTCATAGATACCATTTACCCATGATGGCTTGTTTGAAGGATCAGTAACCAAGTCATAAGTAATCAGATGGAAATCCTCATTAACATATCCATCCTCACCTACTGTACCTAATCCTCTTGAAGAAATACCCATTGCCCCTTCTTTAACAAGAGTCTTTGCAATGTTACCCATAGGTGTATCTAATAGTTTAGCCTTTCCGTATACGTTATTACCTTTCCAATCCAAGTTCTCAATCTTCAAAGCAATCTTGTCAGGGTTTACTTCTGGATTAGGTGGATGTCCTAATTCACCCCATAGGCAGTTCTTACCAATCTTCTCTTGAACTTTGGTAACTTCTCTCTCAAGAATTTCTCTACCATACTTTCTTTTGTTATTGTTTTCCATTTCAGCAGTAGAAAAGATACCTGCAATATATAATTGTTTATCTTTTCCTTCTGTTAATGCAAAATCATAACTGGTTTCTGTAATAAGTTTCATTATTCTTCTCCCTCATCATCTGTTTTATCATCAGAAGCAGCAGGGGGAGGATTCAAGTCATTAGCCAATCCTAACTTGTCCTTGATAAACTGATCTCTCTTACCTGCGATCTCCTGTTTAATAATATCTTTTGCATCTACAAATTCGTCATTTTCAAAATGATCTAACGCTTTCTTAATTTTCTCTTTGTCCATTTCACATTCTCCTTTTACATTGCTTCTAATGCTGATTTAAAATATGTTTGCATATGAGCAAGTGTTCTTAGTTGTTTTTTATAATTCTCATCATATTTCTCATCACCAACACCAGATGTCTTATAGCTACCAAAACTAGGTTCTTCTCCATATTTAGCCATATGAGCTTGTTTCTGTATATCATTCCATTGATCTTGAGTCATTTTGATGAGTTTTTGTAATTCTGCTTTACTGGTCTTTACACCAGTTCTCTTAAGGACTTCGGCTCTTTGTTTTTTACTCAATGCAGAAGTTGTTACTCCTACCTTTCCTATATTCATCTTTTTGAAACCCAAGTCTTTTACTTCAAAATCTTGTTGTAGCTTTCCAAACAAAACCATAGCTTTCTTTGGTACACCTTTTATGTTATCAGTATACATCTCATTTACTATTACTTGTTTGTATGCCTCAAAAATTTTTTCGTTTTCCTTTAGCATTTCATTATCTCCAAAGTTATTTATATATATTTATAATTTTATTTCTTATATGATCCAATTCATGGTATCACCAAATCCTAATTCAAATAAAATAGAACTTGCGAATTCTTGAGCAGTTTTATCGCCTTTCTTTCCTGCTGCCAATGATTTCTTTAATATATCATATGTTTCTTTTGCAGAAAAATTATTACCTTTCAATGGTATTCCTACTCTTTTAGTCATTGCTTTATCTTCTTTATTACCACTCAAATCATATTCATATGTTCCATCTATACTTTCAAATTCCAATTCTTCTTTGAATTTTTTAAAGTTTGGTATTTTCCTACCTTCTGTTAGGTATTTATCAATTAAATTCATTTTTCCTCCATTACCAATTTGATGTGTTTCCACCATCTTCTTCGGCCAATCCAAGTTGTGTATCCTTTTTCTTACCTTCTACGTTCTCTTGAATTTCCTCATCATCCCATTTTAGGTAACGCTTCATCAAATAATATTTACTCATCTCTGGTCTATCTGCCAACATTTGATAATTATTAAATCTGGAATCAGTAAACATCTGTTCCATTTGTTCCTTATATTTAGAAGGTGGATTCATAACTACTTCTATCTTACGATTATTAACTTCATAAGGTTGTTTCATTCCTCTGAATTCTAAATGTAGAATGAACATGTCAGTTAGGTCTTTACATATTTTCTTTTGTTGACGTTCAAGAAATTTAGCCCATTTAATTTCATCTCTTGAAATCTCTGATGTCTGAGCACCACCAAACATCATTTCTGCATCTCTACCTTCTTGTGTTGCTGTTACTCTTGAAGCAGGATATTTCAATGCTCTATAAAGTTTCTTTTGGAAATAATAAACATCATCTAATTCCGAAAACATATTAGTGTTACCACCAATCGTATCGATATCAGAACCACGACCATCAGCAGATTGTGGTAAATAAAAGTTCTCAAGAATACCCATGACATCAGGTTCATTGGATAGTTTACCTGTATTTGGATCATAGGATTGCTTCTTGGTCATTTTCTGTTTAATCTTCTCAACATATTTCAATGCTTTATCTTTAGGCATTGATCCTGTATCAATTTTGAATACATATCTTTCTGGTGCTCTTACAATTCTCATTATTATAACAGCAGTTTCAAGAAGTTTTAACTGATTGAATGGCACTCTTGCTTTATCCAGATATCCTATAATCTCATATCGTGATGCACCATAAATACCATAATCAACAAAACCAATCTGATTAGGATCGAAAAGAACAAGCTCACCTTTGCTTGCCATTTTTCTAGCTTCTTCTATTGTCATTGGTTTTTTTGTTTTAGGTTTTAGATATTGAATAAAATTTGTTATTTGTCCTGATGTTGGATCATAGTAGTAATCCATTGTTTCAGAAGGAAGTTTTTTTACATTGAGAATACCACCTTTTGATTTTCCTTTTCTTTTGTCGATTATTCTTTCATAGAATAACCTACCATCTATATAATAGGTCCAAAGAAAATCCCAAATAACATCCTTCATATCAATTTGTTCTCTGAATAATTTATCAAATTCTCTTTTCAGGTTATTTACTATGTTTTCATTGGAAGCTAAATTTTTATCTCTGATTTCTAAATGGAATACCTCACCGATATCATCTTCCTGTGTACTTTCGTTTACTGCGTCTTCGATAACATCAGAAATCTCAGGTGTGCTTGCCATCTGACGATATTCCATAATTCGTTGTACTTCATTCTCAAATACTCTATTGATATATGAATTATAAAATAAATTGAAACCTTGAACTTGAATGGAATTGAAACCGGGAATTTCAGCAAGTGTTTCCCAACCTTCACCCTTTTGAGCCATAACGGTTTTGAGAGTTTTACCATATTCTCCCTTACCACTAAAGGCTTTAATTTCTTCTGTTACCACATTTTGTTCTTGTGGAGCAGCATCATCACCCCAAGCTAAACCAAATAATTTTCCCATATGTTACTCCTAAAGTATAGTCTTCTCATTATATTTATATTTTTTAATCAATCTCTCACCATATCTAATGTAAAACAATGAAATCCACCAGCAAATATACGTCTATGTCTATGTTGAACTGGTATAGGTGTAAATCCATTTTCATCTAAAAAATCAATCAACTCAGGACAAAGAGAATTTACAATAATTTTATTTCCATCTATACTTAGCATGTTCAAATCAATATATTTACTTGTTAAATATAATTGATCAGATGGATAATCAGGAAACCAATTATCCTTTGGTTGTGGTGGTACTAATATATCCCATTTCTGTAACCAATCAGGTAGTTTATTTAAAATACTCTTGTTTCTTAACATGAGCTTTCCTTCAGCAAGTGGAACAATAAAACTATCTGTATGATTATCAGCAATATTTCTCAGTTTATATAATTTATATCCTTTAGGTTCAAGATAGTTTTTTAACCAATTGAATCCTAATAAGTGATTTTTATTTGCCACATTAACAAGAAGTTTTTTACCGAATCGTGTTATTTGTGCAGCATCGATCATCATCTCATGTTCATAATCAAATTCATTATCAATCTGTTCTTCTATAAAATCAACATCTGTATAGTGCATTTGATTAACTGCATATGATAGATCAAATGATTTATCTGTCATAATAGGTCTAGGCATATTAACCCAACCAGCACCCTCTTTAAAATACTTATAGAATATAGGCTTGAGTAAATCATTTTCAAAATATCTACTTCTTATACAACAAGGTGTTTCGATTATTTCATCACCTATTACTATTGCTTGATCCCTTATATTCAAAGCAGGTACACAAACAGATTCCCAATATGGAGTCTTAAATTTATGTATACTTTTTAATGGTGTAGGTCTGTGTACTTTGATATCTAAAGATTCTAAAGTTCTTACCAATCCATTCAGGTCTTCGTTCAACTCATCTATATATTGTCCTTTTATTAGAAGATTATCTTCATTATCTCTATGCCAGAAATAATATGCATTATCATTGAAAAATAACTTGAATGATAAATCTAATTGATATGAGTGTAATTTAAAGCTATCCCCTACAATTACTTCTCTTAGTCTTGACCATTCATTATGACTGTTTAACATATTTCTCCATTTCAAGTATAGTTGACTTATAACCCTTTTCTTCTCTCATTATTGGTTTTAATCTCATAAATCTATTGATATATTCCTTTTGGGATACTGAACAATAATAGTATTTAGGGCATTCATTTATTGATTTATTTATTTCAGGAATAACACAATTCAAATCCCAATATTCATATTTTATTCCATATTTTTTAGGATTATTATACATATCTGATCCAACAGATAAAGTATATAAAAATGTAAATACTTCTACTTTATATATTTTTGCAAGTTCTTTCGCTATTTCAAAATCTATTTGAAATGATTCTTCGCTTTCATTTGGCATACAAAATATAAGATATATTTGGTGTATAATATCATGTTTTGCTGTTTCATTAGCAAGATCAAATAATTGATCTTTTGTTATATTAGCACTTTTATTTGCTTCTATTCTTTTTTCTGTTGCAAATGCATCTAATCCCAATCTTAATGTATGAAAATTAGATTCTTTTAATGTTCGTATCATATCAAAATCTAAATTATCATATAC